AAGCGGGTCTGTATGTAATACCGTCGTTTGCATCTAACGTACCGTCATGGAACGCTAGATATCTTGTTTCCAGACCCGAATCCACATTACTTCTAGAGACAGTTCTTGTTGTCGCGTTCCAACTGGCGTTAACCGCAAATGTTAAAGTCTTCGCTAATTCAACATCCGTCAACTCTGTATAATCATCCCTTTCGGCGGTCTCGTTATTTGCCAAGAGCGTAGAGATAGTTTTATCATAGGCTCTATACTCCATGATATTTTTAGAATTCGGTTTAATATTCTCAGATAAAAATATCGCTCCGTTCTCTTGCATGGCAGTTCCTATCGCGGGCATTGACGCTATTCTTCCAAACCATTCTTGGTACGGTCTATTGTCATCAAGAAAACCAAGATAATTAAGAACCGGCCAGCCATCAGACTGACAAATCCTTGAGATACTACCCGGAGTGGTAATGTTACCATACCAATCAATGCCGTAATTTCCATTATTTTGATTCGAGCAATCGGGGGTTTTGACAAACAAATCATATATACTTACATTCATAACCAACGCTTTGCTATTAGTATAAGGAACTGCCGCAAGTATATTGCCTCCACTATCCTTTTTAAAATAGTTCGCGTAATTATCGCCAGAAGGAAAAGTCCCGCCAGATGCCCCTGTTAATGCCGGGGAATATCCGGCGAAACGATCGATCATAGGAACTGCGGCCGCTTTAGAAGCGGAAGAGTTACCTATAAAGGGCATTACGTAAAGCAATTTATTAATCCATCCATTTTCATAGCCTATTTTATAAAAATTCGCAAGTACGTTTATTTGTCCTGAAGAAAACGTATATCCGCATTTATCCATGGCACTCAAATATTGACTCAACTCGAGATATTTGATAATTCCATACTTTGTCATAAAGGGGAAATCACCAGAGACATGTCCTTTTAATGTTGTTACAGTTGTCATATAATATTTATTTAATTGTTAAAATAATCTTGAGAACCGTCTACCCCTACCACAAAATGAGAATAATCCGATGCGCTACTTGCGAGATATTTATCGAAGCCCAACTGTCCTCCTTTTGTAAAGTAACCTATTGTCATGGTATTACCTATTTTTTGGAATGCCTCGGAAGAAGTGGCATTGATCATCCCTTTTTGTTTTGCGTATTGCAAAATCTCATATAGCATGTATAAACGAGTGTTCGGGCATGGATGCCAATCACTCCACTTATTAATGCCCTTCTCTACCGGGGGATCTAAATAGGTATCCGGATATGTCGTGAGATCACGTAACGGGTAAACCCATGAGTCGGGATATGTACCGCCCTCTGATACCAGAGAACCCGGAAGTTTGTTTAACCAACAAGGTCTATAAGCATGATAAGCGAATATAACCCAACCTCCTTTTTCTACGGCCTCGTCAACAATTGACTTCCAAGCGGCTAGTAATTCGGGCTTGTAACTATTATCCGTGTCAGTCTCGCCCTTATACCCGGGCTGGTTTTCCATTGGCAAACGAACTATTGTCGAGGTTAACGGAGGTACATTAACCTCTGAAATGTCAATATTGCCAAAGCCTCCATATTTAAAATAACGATTAATCAATGGTACATTCGCAAAACTCGAGGTAGACGCCGGGGTTACCCACGTATTGACTTTTAAACCGAAACCGGTAGCGAGCTCCAGCCATTTTCCCCATTGGTAATCCACCGGGAAAGTCGGGTTATACATCACCACCAATTTCGTGTTATAATCCTTAACGTATGGTTTAATGTATTGTATTGGGACCTCCACCCATTGTTTATCTTGGCTTACCATGTAATTTTTATTTTCGGAGGAAACATAAACACTTGTCGTGTTATTACTATTTGCCCCATAATAGGAGGAATTGGCTAAGATCGTATTGGCTAAATCACTATCAAGACTTTCAACCAGATAATTCTCAAACTCATAACGGGCCGTCATGGAATGCGCCATGATTTCCCAGCCTAATTCGTCTTGCATTTTTTTAGCTATCTTTCCATTATCATTAAGCGCCGGGACATTGTCTGTAAAACCGCAACGTTGCCCTTCCATGGCCAAACAGCCTTTTATACCACCAACGCTCTGTAACAATGGGTACATCGTGGAAAGATAACCTCCTCCTGTCATCCAAGGATTCGCCTTTGAGGAGGGTATATTCATGTCAATCGTGTCATCGTCATGGACACAAAAAATAGCTTGTTTTTGAAAATCCGGTGAGCCGTCTTTCCTCCAAGATCCTTTATTTACAAAAACAGACTCGCTTACCGACGGCGAATAAAACTCTCCTTTGTTGATAGTGGCAGCGATCGCTCTCGCCATCAATTCATTCCCATCAATATCTCTTTCTATGTTATCGGAGTGAAGTTGTGGTATATAAACCCCATCCTCTCTTATCGCCATTACAACATTGCCTCCTTCGTCTGTAACCACCTTGAGTATGCCGGGTACGTCCCCAATCCCCTTGGTAAGTTCTTCCGAGAATCCTCCTTGCTGGAATACGACAGAGCCATCTTTCTTTATCCCTCCTACTATCTTATTGTTTTTATCCACGATCAGGTGGATGTAACCATCGACATCGTATAGCTCTTTGGAGAGATCATCAAGACGTTCAAAAATTTGCTGGTCATCAATAATCTTTCCGCTTGATTTATCTAACAAGAACTTGGAAAGGATGTCACCCATTTGCTTGGACAATCTTGAATTTACGTCTCTGGTAGGATGCCAGCCCATATTTGTATATGTGACCCCGTCGATAGGAATATCATGAGTATCGTTTGTACCTCCGTAAACCGAATTATTACAATACAATGCTGATATACGTATAGAATCGGGATCATCGGGATTCGTCTGACGATAACTAAAACCCGTATTATTAGCGAAATCACAATAAGTTATATTAAACTTCTTAGCGATTAATCTTGATGATTCATTAAATACGGTGTAAGCGTCCTGCCAATATGAGCATATTATTATCTTAGGTAGCTTTCCGCATTTTGTCCCGTAGTATTTGCTATTCGCCTTTAATCTAAGCTTATAGCAATCGTCCATGTGTTTTTTGATAAGATAATCGTATGCCGTAGCGTAATTCGCGGCAACCCCATCGGTAGTTCCATTAGCCGAGCCCGGAGTTACAGGAACAACTTGGTGGTCTGGGTTTGTAGGGCTCAAGCCAGCCTCATAGTCGGCAACGGTATCCTTGAGATTATCTGGAATAGTTATGTCATAATTATGAGTATGACATATAACCAAGGTGTCCATATCTTCAAGTTCCTGCTCCGTATACAACGTCCCTCTCCAAATACGATCAGCGTCATACATTATATTCCCCCCGGAGATCGCAACGTTAATGCCTTCGTAGCCTGCTTTATGGCAAGCGTTTTGAAACCAACCTGAAGATTCTACCGCTATACTATCCCCTATAAGAAACGCCATCTTGTTTTTACCATATGCTGGATTGTCGTAAATTTGTATAATTGGTTCCTCGTAATCCGTGACGGTATCACCTTTCTCTAATTGCGCGGAATTAGGATCTAACGGATTTACGAGATTATACTGTAATAGGATTCTACAATACGCTACAGAGTAGAATCGTGACGTGCATTGAATTTCAAAAGGAGCATTGTCTGGCGCAGTGACATTCCCTACGATCTCGTCTTTACTGTTAAATAGAATGACGTTCGTATGGGTGTTAGACTCATACGGCGTAATATTGCTTTTAACGTAACTGCCGGGTGAGAGATAAAGTTTATTGCTAAGTATCCCATCGGGATGCGGTGTTATACCCTCTTCTTCGGTATAACGATAACCATACAAAAAATCATTCTTATTCAAAAGGTTTTTTCCAATGGTTCTTTGAATAACTGGAGAAACTCCGTCATATATGGTATTGCGTGTGAATGAGGTCAAAGTCGTATCTTCCCAAGCGGAGCCATTGTAAGCATACACCTTGTTCTCAGAGAGTACGTACGATGCCCAATTTTTTATAGGATTGGGATACGTGGCAGTAAGCGAGCCTAAAGTCTTAACCTCTTCTTTAAAAGTCAAAAAGACATTTTGATAATAATTGCGTTTATCCTCCTTTTCAAATTTCCCGGTTACCTCCCCCCTCAAGCTCGTCTCCCTTGCGTCCGTGCCAATCCACGCCCCCGCCTCATGATCAGCCGTGAACTCGTACAAGAGACCGCCGTAATTAACGATCTCGCCTTTTACGTAGGGCTTGGTATCGGAGAAGACTGGGTACGTGTCTAGGCCGACGATGGATGAAACAGCCTTTTGGCTCATGACCTCCGTCTCGCTATTCCCGATCGTCTGAACCACCCCGGCGGCTATGCTCTGGAAAACCCCGTTATCTACCCATCCTGAATCGTTATACACGTACATCCGGTATATAGGATTCTTATGTTCCGTGTCCTCAGCCGCGTACGTAGGGCCTACCATGTAGATATCACCCTGTTTTACGCCCGTAGAGGGCAGGGCTGACGATGTAGCGACATACCCTTTTATATACAGGTCTTGCGTGAACGGCTTTGACAGGTCTGACCATGTTTTCTGATCCCGTGATATCTGGATCTTATTGTCTTGATAGCGGAACCAAGCGGCGATATACTCAGAGATCTCATACCATACCTCTCCATCATACGAGTATCGCAGCTTGTTATTAACCGTGCGAAGCATGGGAGTAAGCCCGTTGTCTCCTTTAGGTCCCTGTGCCTTGAAGCCAGTATCAACTCCATCTTGAAACCAATTGCCGTTAGAGCCTATGGTTATGTTACCCCCGATCGGGAGAGCGTCCGTTATCCTAGTCCAAGAGGAGTCAAGACGGAAGAAATCATCGGCGATACAAAGATCATAGGTGAGCTTCTCGGTTATCGTCTCCTCGTCAAGGTTCTTGTAAGTGATTATGATACCCTTCCTTCTCATCCAGAAAGGTAACTGTATACGGGTATCCCCCGCCGATCCCATCCAAGGCAAATACACGTTGTTGCATTTCCACAATATGGAATCAAGCCTCTCTTTCGTCCTAGCGTCATATACGGCCTGAATGTATGTCAACGGATAGATAGGAAAACGCTCGTTCTTATCCTTGGCCAGCTTGTCTAGCTGCTGTACGCTATCCCTCTCGTAACCCTCACAAATATCTTTTCGCTCTTCCATGATATATCGTGCTTTAGTTCGTTATACGTAAAATATGTTGTAGCCGGCGTTCAACTTCAAGATCAAGTCTAGGTCATTAGCCTTTATCCAATCCTCGCCTTCCTTCTTGTAAAGGGCCAGCTTGAATACGCTCGTATTATCCAACTGATCTAATTTGTAGATGTTCCCGGCCAGATAGAAAGGCTTACCTACCATTATGCGCTGATTGCCGTTCTCCGTAAGATCGATATTCTTACGGCCTTTGTACAATGTCCTTACCTTCGGCTTGTAAACAGAGAATACAAGCTTGAATATCTTTCTGATGATTTTGTATATGAATTGTCTCATGATTATGATGTTTTAATGGTTATACGGTAGCTCCGGTAGCGTCGACCCAATTCGTGCCTGTCCACCAAATAGGTTTGTTTAAAGTTGTGTCAAAATATTCTCTACCTAGTACCTTTTCTGGCCTTTGAGAAGTATTGCCTATTTTATCATACAAATCATCTGCTCTGATATATCTCATTCTAAGTTCATGAGTAGTATCAATTGTTTGTTTTTGACTCTTAGTTGCATTGCCAATAAAATACAAATTGCAGCCTGAATCAATTCTTATATAGATATCTATGGTATTTGGATCATCTATATTGTTATCATAATAGGCGGTTGGCATATAAGTTACCTCTTCTGGTGTAATATAAGATGTGGTAACAGTATAACCAGTCTGAGGATCACCTTCTCTAGGATTATATATAGATACACTGCCCATAAAATTTTCCCCATTTCTTAAAGAGCCAAAAACAAAGGAACTAACCCTTTGTCCTTTGCCGCAAGAACAAACTCTATAATAGAAAATACCATTTGTTCCATTATCGTACTTTTGTGGAATATTCACATAATCTTTGCTTTGAAGGAAACCGGGATTCTCCATATCTACAAACATGCTGTTTATATCATCATATATCGTAACACCGGGATTGCCCTTTATGAAATTAGGATAATTCCTATATCCATTACCCATGATGATTAAAAATCCTCTGGCATAAAACAAATGATGATCTTTAGAAGGAGTATAAATATTAGTATTCCATGTCAATGGAGATATATATCTATACCCCATCACAGTACAATTACCCCCAATACCTATATCAAAAAGATATATGATACCTTGTGGGCTTATTCTTGAATCACCCACTTGATATGCCCCATTTACACTTACTGTTGATTGATGTATACGTACACCTATATACCAAATATCCTCTATGTAATAATTATTTAAAGCTGCTTGGTATACTACATTAAGGTTTATTCCCGTAGACCAGTGTTCGTATAGACAATGATTTAACAATAAGTTCCTGCAATCCACTGCGATTATACCACTTCCACGCTTATAATTATCATAAAACGTTTCTAAGTTATGAGTGTCTGAATGTATCTTGAAATAATTAAAATCTTCAAAATAATCTTTTTCAGTCACAGTGTATTCCAGAATATATTTGCCATTTGGATCTGTAATCTTGCGTCCATTCATATAGGTGTTGTCAAATTCTACAGCCTGACATTCGTTAACAAATGCTCCACAGACATAAGAGAGAGAAATCACGTCCCTAACAACCACATCCCAACTAACAAATATACCTACCGCTATCTTGGTATTACATATATACATCTCCTCTATTTTAGAACCAGGAGATCCAAAAAGCCTAATTCCTCCGAATATCTTGTTTTCAGCCTCTATCCTAATACCTTTTATCCTTATATTTCTACATGCGTTATAATAACGATTATTATCAACCGCATAAGATACCTCAATAGAGTTATACTTCAACCTTTCCCCTGTACTTTTATTAATACTATCAGTATCAAATATCCAAGCAAATGTATTGTCATTACTCTCTTCCCCAAAATTGGCTATTATAGTAGGTTCTATATTAGTATCATAACCACCAGGCATACTTCCTTCTATATTTGAATATGATGGTAAATATATACTACTAGTTATATAATATTTCCTAGAAGATAGCTTTACTGGGACAAGAATAGATACTGAAATATAAACACTTTTCTGTATAAAGGCTGTTGAATCATTTCTCATATATCCTAATGCCCCAAACCATTCTGGATAAATATAATCTATAGACCATTTTCCATTTAAGGTTATATCTAAATCAAATATCTTTTTTAATGCAGACTTTATACAAGTATAATCCCCCTTTAATGTACCATTTCTTAATGACCCCCCTTGGAAATCCAGCACGCAATTCTCCGGCACCTCGATCGTCTGACCGGCTAGACAGTAGTCGTACTGGATGATGTAGATGGTATTAGGCTTTCTCATCATGTGCTGCGTGAGCGTGTTCACGCCGTTCACGTAATGCTTCCGGAGGTACACCCGTCCCATTCCGGAGTAATCCTTCGGGGCGTATTCCTTATCTTTCAGTTTCAAGGTCTGGTTTTCCAAAACGGTTATATCCTCCTCGTCCGGAAGATTGGTAATGCTCTTGTTACCTATCAATTGCTTCGTAGCCTCGGAAAGATCGTCCGGATCGACGGAACCGGGCTTCAAGTCCGTTACCTGCTGGTTGGTGATGTCGATTATCTCGTTCCGCAATCCTCTCCGGGTGATATACGTATCACGGATAACGTTACCCTCATGGTCTCTCCAAGCACGGTCTACCGTGATCTCCGGGGTAAGGTCGATGTCCGGCTTGAAACCGGCGGGACGAGCTGATACCGGGGCGTGGCTCTTGATCTCATCAACGACATCCCCCATATTATTAACCTTTTCCTCCGCTTCCTCCACACGATCACCAAGTTTTTCCGTATCTTTCCGAATATCCTCTATGGCATTGTCTTGTGTCTCCAGTTCATCAGTAATGGCCTTTTGGCTCATGGTATCAACCTCGCTATCACCACGGGAATCGAGCACGCTTACGTAACGCTCATGCTTCAGCCACTCTCCTTCCGTACCGTTCCAGTCCCCACGTAATACGGCCAGCTCATATGAGGACAAGCCATCATAGCCATAAGTGGCGGTAGAGGTCTTTACTTTCAGCACGACGACACCTTCTCCTATATTCGTAGCCTCGTTCTCAAATTCGGTAATAGAGAAAAGATCCTCTTTCTTGGAGCGGCATACGCTTCGTGTATCAAAGACATGGTCCATATTCTTGACCCATATCGCCTCGATAGAGTAAGTTCCTTCTTCCAACCCTGAAGGAATGTCTACATAAAGCGTACCTTTGTCCGCTCTCGCTTGAAGTAGATATTTCTCCCGATTGCCTAATAGAAAAACCTTTACATTAGATCGGGAGAAATCCTCTTTCACCGGGCTTATCCCTTTATAGATAGTCCACTCAACCCGGATCAATCTGTCTTTGAATATGTATACCATGATTATATAATCTTGTTATTGATTGGAGTTGGCCCCGGATGGATTGACACCCATAAGAACCAACGCTTGATTAAACATGCTGTCTGCGTGCTGATCCCTGTAAGTAAGCAACGTGAGACCGGATATATAATAGATCAGTGCCTTTTTCAGCTTGGGGCTTACCTCCAAGCTATCCGTTATATCCTCGTCCGTTATGATCCCGATCTCGAACGTGTCGGATTTGTCCTTCGCTTTATATAGCTCCAATGTCTTACCCGGCCTCATGGTTAACGCCAGTTTAGGTCTTTCCCATGTCCCCGTTGCGTATGGATCCGACAGCGTGGCGTATTCCTTATCGTTCCAATAGATAGGATCAGAAATAAATAAAGGCCATGATGATAGCCTAGCGTAACAAATCCTAGAGTAGTTCTCCGGCAAGCTTACATGAGCGACAAGATCGTCCTCTATGGTTCCGTCCGTTATTATCTTGTTCGGTTCCAACATGCCCCAGTCCGCGTTACCGTTCACGAAGCGCAACGCCTCCGATATCTTGGACTTGATAATCGTGTCCATTTCCTCGTTATCCTGCGTTCCTAGGAACTCAGCGTCATTAAGCCCGATCTCGTCTATGCAGATCTTGACCTCACTCACTATGTCGCTCACGCTAATATCCATATCATTTCATGTTCGGGAACGAGACACTTAATTTATCCTTTAACTCCTCGAGCATATCATCGTTCTCCACCTTATAGCCCATCTTGGCGAAATAGTCAATAGCATCATTCACGTTCTTTACGGTCTTGACCTCTTTCACTTGTTTTTCCCGGCCTCTCGAGTTCCTCATGACCGAGACACCAGACACATCATCGTCTTTTAACGTAGAGACGAGCCGGATAGACGTACCAAATCGGCAATCATTCTCGATAGCGTCTTGTACGAAAGGGTTGCTAGTCCGTAGCAAGGCGTTCTTGCCATTGATGAAATTACCGCCCTTGAACTCCATGCTGACCCTTGTGCCGCAGTATATAGTACGGAGCATGCAATTATCCTTGCCTACCAGCTCATATGTTTTCGTGATCATTCGATTGATTTTATTAGACCCACCGTGCGTTTGCTCCGGTGGGTCTTGTTTGACAATATTACAGTTTACACGTTAATCTCTCCCTTGTATGGTTTCCATGCCGTACCGTCATATACATACAATCCGACGGCGTGCGTATCGTCCGCTACGGTCAAGTAAACCACATCGTCCTTTTTCGGTGTAGATACGGAACTCAGGGAAGCCACGCTGGAAACGACTGTGTCAAGCATAGACAGCTTATATCCGCTCACTGTCACGTCCGGACCGATCAGCATCGAGTTATAACCCGTAAGCATCAAGCAGTCATCCTGAATATAATATTGGGATTTGGCCTCCCGTACCTCACCGCCTTCTCCCTTGGAGTGATCCACGGTAAGAGTTTTTCCTTTCTGGTAGTAATAACGCTTGGCCTCGGACATCGGAAAAGCGACGGCGCATTCCTCATATCCAAGATCGTCAAGGGCGTGCTCGACCTTGAAGTTCAGCTTTCCGAAAGTGGTCTCGAAAGAGGAGATATCGATACCGATATTCTGTTTCTTGACGAATGAGATATCCTTATGTTTCGTGAAATCGATGTTCAGCAACTTCTCGATGAACTTGGTACCGCAATACACGTCCATCTCGTTCGTGTTCGAGTACTTCCCGAAAAGCATACGGGTGATACCGATAAGGTCGGCGAACTCCAATGTCGAACCGATCTGGTAACCCAGCCGTAATTGTCTCAACACTCCTTTTTGGAAATACACGTATTCTGTACCTGTTTTCTTGGAGCCATACTTCAAGGACTTAGTTCCTACGCCGATCAACATCGTGCGCGTGCATTTCTTGCGGAAATTAGACAAAGTCCAATCCTTCAAGTCTTGCACGTTCCACTTCGCCTTCTTGTTGATACGCTCGAAGAATTCCGTCCACGTGATCGGGCATACCTTCTTCTGCAAGTAGGCGATCTCTTTCTTGGGATAAGCGGAATCCGGGGCGATCTCAACCTCGCTCTCGCTCATTGCCGGTGCCATGATATGCAATCCGGCGCCCGCTTTCAAGTCCGGCACATACATGTTCCCGCTATCATCCAACGGGCCGTTAAGGGCGGCAACCATAATACCGTTAGCCTTATCCGCCGATACGACATAGAGAACTAACGGACTACCGTCTGAATTGCCCGCCTCATCATATCCGGTCACCCCGTCCACCAAGACGGTGTTGCACTCGGCGAATAACTTCTCGTCATTCTTGTACAAGCTAAGCTTTACCTCAGCGTCCTTGTCCGTGTTGGTCACAACCGCCTTGGTAACGCAATCCATTATAGCCTCGCCAATATTGTAATGCTCCGGTTCCTTCGTGTTGACATGGACTTGCTTGGCGAGCTTGAGGAAATCCGTGTGCATGGGATATTTGTACGCTTGAAATTTACTGACGTAATCCTCTACCTTGTTCTCGGCCAGATCAGCGTCGGTGACCGCAGATCCGGTAGCCCCCTGCCCCTGCTGATCAATACCCTTACCTGCCGCGTCCGGGGTCGCATTCTCCAACGGCTTGCCATCATTGGGATCCGTATCACTTCCATTCTCCCCGATCTCCACGGCCATAGCCGCTCCACCAGTCAATACCGCCAAGACAAAGAACAAAGCCTTGACCCAAAACATCTTGTCTTTAAATAATTTATTCATCGCAAAAGTATTAATTGTTATTATTCTTATTATAAAAAAGGATTGTTCACGTCTTGCGTAACCGGCTTCTCCTGCCGTGCTCCTTGTCTTCCTCTCGGCCTTTCCTGCTTACCGCTAAGATCCTTTAACTTGTCGGTAACTTTCTTGTTGATCCCTTCCGCAACGCCTTCCTCCCGAGCGGCCTCCACGTCTTGGTTATAATTCATTCCCTTGGCCATCATCTCGAAAATAGACGGGTCCAATTTACCGACGATCAAGTCATCCATGACTTGATACATCTTGCCTATAACCTCCTCCGCTTGATCATCGGAAAGGCCAATCTCCGAGGCTTTCGCCCTAATCGCTTCCACGCTAGCCGGCATATTCTCCGACATTTGTTTCTCGATCTCGTCCTGTTTCGCCAGTTTCTCCAAGTAAGCGTTATGAGCGTCGGCCAGCTTTTGCGAATAATCGGGATCATCGGCCAAGGCTTTTAAGTCAAGCCCCTTATTCTGTACCATCCACACCACGGGATCGAAATCATCCTGATCCCTAGCGGCTACCATCAACTCGGCGAAAGCTGGACTCTTCGATAGGTTCTCCCGCATTTTCTTAGAGTTTCCCTCATAACCCTCATACTCGTCCATGAACTGGTTGACCGAGCCGTAGTAAGCCTCCTCGTCATCCATGTTAAGATCCGGATTCCGTTTGGCGTATCTCTGTCTGAATCTCTCTTTGTTAGATATATCTGCCATACCTTAATCGATTATGTTTTAGGCAAAGGAAAATAATAAGGTATATCCGTTTTGTTATTTTGATTATTTTATTTAACCCATGAACCCTAAGAACAATCAAACATGTGAATCTATTTTTTATCTTTGTGATGTTCACCAAAACAAGCGTTCTTTATGGTTAATGGCGTAGATTTCATCCCAGAGCGGGACATGGAGCTTTACGAAGCTTATAGACGTGCTTTGAAGATGAGGGAAGTGAAATCCCACCGAGAGGCGGTAATGAGGGCTATATCCTCACATGCCTCTAGGTTCTGGATCTCCACCCTTCAAGCGTATAGGGGAATCCTGCTGATCAGGAAAGGGAAGACCAAGGAAAAGGGTCGATCGATCAGGAACAAGATGATCGATGACATTTATGAGATTTACAAAGAGCTGGAGAAAAAGAGAGAATTCAAGGGAAGCTCCGTTTATTTCATCACCTCTTTCGCGGTCTATCAAACGGCCCCCTGTTTTTACATATCCTATTCACGGGCGTTGGCGATAATACAACGCATCAACCGGGAAAGGAAAAATGGAAGGTAAGCTAAAAAGACTGATACCTTCATTAATAATCGCCTTGACAAGCGTCATACTCCAACTCGCAGGTAAACATTTCTATTTCGATACCAATTCCATACCATACGACCATTTCCTTTACACGTTCACCCACGCAAACATCTTTCATTTATCATTAAATCTTATCGCCTTATTCCAGTTTAAGCCTCGTGTGAAAACATGCCTGATCGGTTACGTGTCTTGCGTCTTGGCCTCGTTCGTACCACTAGCCTCATTGCCGGTTCCTACATGCGGCATGTCCGGATTTATCATGGGATGTTACGCCCGCAGATATCACGCCTATAAACTAAGCCTTTGGAGAATAATATTGAGCAATATCGTCATGGCGTTTATCCCCTTATTCAACTGGAGGATACACTTGCTGTCATTCCTAATAGCCTATATCATCTATGGAGTCATACAGAAAATTAGCGTTCACGGAAGAGGTTGAGTCTATATTGGCCGAGAATAACAAGAGGCTGAAAAATATATTCGGCACGCACGACCAATTCACGGGGCGTGGAATGGAGGGGCATAGCCATAGGGTTGTCATAGATGATTACCCCATAAGGGTGCAGTGGCTTACCGAGGAGGTTTTCAAGAACGATCTGTATCAGGATGTTCTGAAAGCTGGTTCCATAAAGGACTACACGATAAGGTTCAACGAGCTGTACCCGGATTCAGATGGGATAAATGAGGAGGATGTGGCCAACATGCTATTTTGGGCCCGTTGCTCGAGAGACCCGTCCTTCGCCTTTTTCTCGTTATTTAAGATCAAGTCGAAAGAGGCGGGAGAAATGATCCCCTTCGAGCTTAATTACGCCCAACGTTACGTGCTATCCGTTCTGGAGGAAATGAGGCATAAGGGAGTCCCGATCCGTATAATATTATTGAAAGCCCGGCAATGGGGAGGTTCCACCTTGGTACAGCTTTATATGGCGTGGATACAGCTATTCGTCATGGAAGGATGGTATTCCGTAATTATAGCCCAGACGAAAGATACCGCCAAACGTATCAAGGCCATGTATAAAAAGGTTCTCGATAATATCCCGGGATTTATATATGGTGTTGACAAGCTACAATTCGCCCCTTACGAGCATTCGGCGTCCGACTCCATAATCACCGACCAGTCCGGGAACAAGGTACGTGATAACGTGATAACCGTGGCATCTTATGAGAATTTCGAGTCAACACGTGGTATGGACTATGCCATGGCCCACTTCTCGGAGGTAGCCTACTGGAAAACAACGGACGGCAAATCGGCGGAGCAGGTTATAACAAACATAGACTCGAATATATTGGAGAGACCGTTGACCATGGAGATCTCCGAGTCTACAGCTAATGGCATGGCCGGTTATTTCTATGATGAGTACCAAATGGCCAAGGAGGGCACTTCATCCCGTAAGGCGCTATTCATACCGTTCTTCTTTATCGAGAACGACATGATAAGATTCAAGGACAAGAAAGAGACCCGGCTTTTCATACTGGATCTATTAGAGGGAAGGGATGTCACGACCTCCCCTAATGACAATAGCGAGCCGGGACAGTATCTATGGTCTCTATGGGAAAAAGGAGCTACGCTGGAGCACATCAAATGGTATATCAAGAAAAGGGCCTCGTTTCATGATCACGCCTCGATGGCATCCGAGGCACCATCCGATGATGTCGAGTGTTTCAAGTATTCCGGTAATCTCGTGTTCAATATCTACACGATCGAGGTGATGCGGGAAAGATACGTATCACCCCCAGAGTTCATTGGCGACATATCCCAATCAGAGAAGACCAAGAGGATAATTCTCACCAAGAATCCGAACGGCCTGTTGAGAATCTGGAAGAGGCCCGATGATACAAGGACATCCAACGAGTATCTTGTCATCGTCGATGTCGGTGGACGTAGCAAGAACTCAGACCCCTCATGTATAACAGTGATAAACAGATGGAATTTACGATTCAGTGGAGGAAAGCCGGAGGTGGTAGCCAGATGGCATGGCCATATACGATACGATTGGCTCGCCTACAAAGCCGTCAAGATCGCCAGATACTACAAGAACGCCCTTCTCGCCTTCGAGAGCAATACGTTTGATAAGAAAAAATCAGAGGCATCCGAGTTCGTGGAGGAAGGCGATCATATTCGTGGCATACTGAAAAAGATAGAGGATATCTACCCCAATCTTTACATGCGAGCGGCGACGGATCCCGAGGACATAAGGAACGGCATATACAAGAAGATAGGCTTCCAGACCAACAAGAAGACCAAGCAGGACATGGTGGATAATTTCATAGTGGCGTTCGAGGACGATATGTTCATAGACCCGGATGAGCGCATGTATAAGGAGGCATCCAAATACGAGCAACGTCCGGACGGTAGTTACGGGAATATTCCCGGTCGTGGCAATCACGACGATATATTGATGACAGACATGATAGGAGCGCTCATATCAGAGGATATGCCTAAGCCTTCTATAATCAAAGAAGAATCAACGGGATATCTCGATTCATATCCAAAAAATGAGTCGAGTTTATAGCGTGCGCATGAACGTTTCCCTTGTAAAAATCAATATTAGATAAATAAAATACGACTTATTTTTTACTAATGTAAAATAAAGAGAGTATATTCGCGTAGTCACTGATTAGAATGTAAGACGTGACACACATTGTGGCGTTAAAGATATCGTCTCCTATAAAGACCTAAATTCCCCAAATTTATAAACATAACAGGGAGCCGATAGCAACAATACGCCCACGTTATTTGTATATATAATCTATATATAAGACGTGGGCCGTTGCTTACTACCTGTTATGTTGGCGTGGGGACGCCGGGTCTTGGTAGTTGCGACGGCGCCACGTTTTTTTATGCGTATATGGTATGTTATATATTTATAACCCCTTATGGCTCTCATCCGTGATGGACCGGAGTCATTACTTAAAGATATTACACTAGGTTGTATTCATAAAATAATTTTATCAATGTCATACCGCTCTTTCGTGAGAACCAGAGGTATATTTATGTCAAGGGGATAGCTTTGGAGGATGGGGGCACACTCCTTTCCTTATGGCATAAAATATAGTTTGAATAAATATTTCCCGCTTCCCTTGGGTGGTATTGGGAAGCATTTTAATACGGATATACCCACCGTTGCTATTCCGGGAGGATCGGCAATGATGATTAAGTATGTCTTTGTTTAGATATGGATTTAGATATTACAAACGCTCTCGTTCGTGAGAATCGGATCGTTTAAGGTTGTCTGAAAACCATTCATATAGATTATAGTTAAATAATAAAAACTCCCTTGTCCGTGAGGATTTGGGGAGTTTTCTATTTTAGATACCTCAAAACGATCAATAGCTTCATCCCATAGGAAATATACTTCGTTAGCAGAGCAAGTACGGTTCTAAAACAAATTAACTTTATTACCTATCCAAGGGAAAAAGAACGTATAAACCGAAGCGAACAAGAGTAATAAACAAGGTGTATGAAATTCCGTTGATAATTGAATGCAGAACAACCATAGCGATATGAATGCCAATGTTGAATATAATGAAAGCCGGAAAGCGCTATCTCCTCTTTTCTTAGAAAATTCATATACAGTTCCTATATAGTACAAAAAGAACGGTATAATGACCCTAAGCCATGTAGATACGCTAAGAACTTCCATATAAGTATCAAAAGCTTTTACATACACATGATTCTCATCGCTAAATTCGGATGGAGATGGAATATAAAAAAACGCTATCACTGAAAGCAAAGCGGGAACAAAAAAAGGAATATATTTCTTCTTTATATTTGGCATAGTCTTAAAATTTTATCCTAAAAGATCCTTCTTGTTCCAATTCCAAGCACAACTACACTCATTGTTATCATAAAGATAAGGCTTCCCGGTTTTATCATTAAACTTTATCTTTATACTTACCGTGTTTTCATTCTTCTTTATACATCCTTCATAAGCCGCCTGATCTATTTGCTGTGGAGTGAAAGAGAAGAACATATTACGGGAAATCCCATGATCATCATACCTTGCTACAATAATATATCTTATTTGTGCGGACATAAATTGGTTGAACCTATCTGTTTTTATCTGCGCATAAACACGCCCATCCTTTATGGTCGTAGTCTTTACCTGTACATAATAATAGATATTATCCTTTACCGCTATTATATCTACGCCCTCATCGACCATCATCCTATTTGCATTGTAACCGGAAAACAACAGCTCTGATATCACGGCGCATTCTCCGGCGGTGCCTGTATACTCCACGCTGGGCAATAGATCCACTATAGGTTTAGGATCTGATCTTTTTTTTCTCTTACTATATTTACCGTTAGAATATTTGAGCTCGGATTCGTCCCCTCTTCTCTTATCTATGGATATAAGTTCAACCACTTTATTTTCTATACGACTTCTCTCTTCAGAGTCAACTATCAATTCATCAGGATGAATTAATGAAACTATTATGTCTTTTATTTCTTTCATCCGCTTCGAGTCTGAATAATTTTTAAATACAGACAATATCAGCTCTATAGTCACATCTTGCTCAATAGGCATATCAATATTTTCTTCCATGGTAAAATAGATTTAGGTTTCACAAAAGTACTTCATTATTTTACATGAAGTATATTATACTATCTGTTTGATAACATATAGCGGGTGACACCAACGTCACCCGCCACTTCACCTATTTACCATTAGCTATCTCATTCATCATAGCTTTCAAATCGTATAACTCCATTTCCAATCTTTCATCATCTACCTTCTTCAAATACTCACCCATTGATTGATACAATTTGTTAAGATTGTTAAATTCTATATATCTACGATATTCATCGCTCATCATAAGATCATTCAATTTTTTTTGATACTCAGCCATATCAAAACTATCGTTCTGTGGATTAGACAATTCTTTACGATATCCTCTCAATCTTTGTCCGATCTTCTCCATTTCCTCCAGATTCTCATAATAAGCGTTATCTATGGCTTTCTTTCTCGTTCGCTCATCACCACTTTTTATAAGACGGTTCCCAACAAGGATATTCCTCCAGTCAAAATCACGACTACCCCAAGCGGTTTCAGCGGATTTGACCAGTTGGGAGCGTGTAGCCTCTATACCTCCGAAATAACCGTCCAATATATGTTCTATAATGGCTGGGTTTAGGTTAACGGTACCCGTAGTGTATTTATCTCCTCCGGTCAGTTCATTGGCATATTTAGTCATTGCCAATATAGCGGGATCCACGCTCTTAAAAGCCTTTGTCCATTCCGGCATACCCTTGTTGAAATCGTTATCCTTATATAAAGGCAAACCTGTCCAATCCTTGTTATCTCCGGCCTCAATCAATGGCTTTACCGAGCTTGGGACGAAAGCGGAGAATCCTCCACCTCCCTCCATCATGTCCAAAGGGAGAACCTGTGACATTTGCTCCGCTATCTTCATGGCCATCTTTTTATCGGTATACTTCTCCTTTCCGGAAACTATTCCAGAAGACATTTCTCCTAGTCCATATATAGCCCTTAACTCTATGGGCATAGGAATTGTAATCCAATTTCCTCCACCGTTACGGAAACAGATATTATTACGTCTCACGTATTCCGGAAGATCGTAGTAATCATCATCTTCATCATCCCCAAAAGCGGCGGCGATCATAGGCATGATAGTGCCAAGTAAATAGAAAGAGGACGCTAACCCCAAGAATTTCTTGGGATTATCCTTGGCCAGCCTTCCGAAATTATACATACCTTGTACACCAGCGTTCCAAAATACATACATGGATCTTGACAATCCGGACGTGAAAGCGCTAGCGTTACCTATCTTGGTCTGCCCCTCAGTATTCAAGAATTTTGAACCCGCCCCTTTCTTATTGAAGTTTACGGATATTTCCTTAGCGTCATAAATAGATTTATCCATGCTCCGCCCTATTTCCCTAGAAGTAAGGAACGCAGCGAACCTAGCGCAATTCTCGACGCTCTTATTGAATAAGTCCATCCATTCGCCTAGTATTTTCAAAGCCTTTCCGATAGATACCTTTTGCTTGGAGGATTGAAGCTCTTTTTGGATCGCCTTCTTCTTGGCTTCCACGTCTCTCAAATTGGTGTATCCGGTCTCTCCTCCTCTCATTACAAAATCATGGTATGCCTTATTCAAGGGATCGCTCATATCCAACGTACCGTTCTCATACCCCTTGACCAGACGATACATATTGATCGGGTTTACCATAGCGAAATTCTTATTGAACTTCCAAGCGTAAACAGGACTTTCCTTGACCCATACGGTAGTATTCGAATAAAGCGCATCACGTAGGAAGTTACTTACCATGAAATTCGGGTTACGTGTCGTAAAGTTAGCCGCCAAGTTACGGTTTAGCCATCCGGCGTATCTCTCCAAGGTACCGAACCATCCTTTCGTATTATCCGGGTTTGTAAGCCCGTTCAACGCTTGAGCGGCCCTTGGGTTCCCGTTTATGGTAAGCACGTATTCTTTGCCGGCTCTCTTTACGATCACTTGATGCTCCTTCAAGTCCTTTGGCAATATCTTGTAAGGTATCCCTATAGCATCCCTAGAACGCCTGACATTAGATCCTTTTTCATTGGATAGCTCCTCCATGCGTTTGTTGAAAGATTCCACGATAGACTCCACCTGTTCCAGATTGGCGTTAGATGGTATATCCGGGAAAACGGCGATCCACTCACCGGAAGCCTCGTCAAGACGAACCCACATTTCGCTTACGCTCACGAGATCCGTCTTATGGTTTTGCACGCTCACGAGATCCGTCTTATGGTTTTGCACCATTGTCAAAAACTTTTGCTTCATAAAGTTCCTATTCCCTTGCATGATTCCACTCTCTGCCATATTAGCGATCGTCGCTATAGGATCGTCAGCCTTGCTCTTTCGCCCAACGACAGTCTTTATAGGGGCGTTGAACGTCTGGCTTTCGGATGTAAGATAAGCGTAAACCTCATCTGCCGTAGTCTCCTCCCATCCACGCAAAGGCACATAGAACTGATACATATCCCTGATCGAATCAAACGTATTTTGGCTCATAAGCCCGCTATCCCGTTGCTTTGCCAATATAGCGTCAGTGGCTCTTTTGACAGAGGCCGATAATTCCGATGTATCATATCTTGACTCGTAATCCAATACGTATCTCCTTGCGGAATCCGGATCATACCCCGTGTTATCCTCGTTAGGATACATAGACGTGAATCCGCTGAAATCATCAGAAAGATTAGCTCCGTATTCCTCGGCAAGCCTATCCATTTCTGATTGCTGCTCTTCCCAAGACCCGCCGTTCTCACGTATCTCATTCCTTCTCCCGATATACTCGTCAAGCAGGGATTTATATGTTTCCGCGTTTTGTGACAACGCTCGTTTAACGGCCATTTCCCTGTTACGCTCAATACCATGCTTGGTTATAAGGTAATCCCTTATCTCATCAATGGAGGATCCCATCTTTTCCAAACGTGAGATCGCTTTTAAGATAGGCTCGAAAGCCGCTTTCCTATAAGCGTTGAACTCAGCTTCATTAACAGAGGAAAGGGCATTCTCGGCCATATAAGCGTTCTCATAATCCAATATACGACTCCTCGTTGCCTTTGCCACGGCATCCTGCAATGTTTTAAGCCCTAGCATAGAATCCTGAAACGCCTCCTGAAATTGATAGGATGATGTAGATAGGGTACGCTCATATTGATCTTTGGCGGAACCTACCTGTTTCTCTACTACTTGGATATCATTATCAGCGAACAATACCGACTCATTCCGTGCGTTCTCCCTAAAACGGATTGTTTTCTCTGCGAAAGCGAAATCATCCGTCTTTTCCCTTACGCTTTCTCCAACGCCTCTACCCTTGTTTTCAGCTCCTGCACGTCCGATGACAGTCCGCTCACCGTCGATTCCATCCCGGACACTTCCGTTCCTATCGCCCGTATCTCCTCCATCAAGTTGGTCTCCATAGTTGTCAACTTGGCCGTCAGTCTCTTTTCCATTTCGGTCAGTTGCGTTTTTAATTCCGTCAATAGCGTTTTCAACTCCCCTTGGTTTGTCGATATGGTCTCGTTCACTTTCGTTTCCGTTCTCATCAACGCCATCGATTGTCTCGAGTTCCCTTCCAGTACCTTTTGTTTCAGAAGGTTGTTTTCCTTTTTCAGGTTCAATATCTCTTGCGATTGATCCATTTTCGTTCAAATTTATATTGTTAAGACTTAATCTATTTCTCATCACGATATCCTCGGCCACATCCATCAAGTTTCCTTGCTCCAAGTTCTTATAGCTTCTCCAGAGGATATAACGAAGGTCATTATCCGATAACTTGAAATCAAGGCTAATACCGGCCTTTCTCAACATATCAAGAAAAGAGTCCTTGATCTTTTCCCATAACGAACGCTCGGCCTTGTTATCGAAACCACGTTCCGCTAATTCAGCGATGTATTCCTCTGTAGCCTCACGCAAGTTAAGAGGATTGCCTTTAGTCCGGTCAATGATATTTTTCCGGATATCCTCGTTGGCGTTCCGATACACGTTATCAAGGAAAGTATCGAAATCATCCCCGAATAGCTCACGTAACCCATGATGCCCTACCACCTCATGGAGGAAAGTCCTTTGAGCGTCACCTACGGACGTGGAATTAGGTGATACTATGACTATCTCCCCGGTAGAAGTATCATACCAGCCTTTGGAATCTCTCTTACGGGCCAACATATTCTCATCCGTATCGGTTATATCGTCCACGTCATGGATTACCCTGACAGGGGTATTAAGCTTGTTTGACCAACCGTTGATTGAGGATTCAATAGAACTTACATTATCTTGATTATTAGTTGTATCTACTCCCATGAATCGAAATCGAGTCTCTCCTTCCTCTTTTACCAACGTACCATCAACGTCAAGAGTTGATTCTAACTGAATATCCTCAGCTTTAGCTTTTTCAACTAATTGTCTCTGCAGATCATTAACCTCTGCCTGAGCCGCATTAAGTTCATCCTCTTTTCCCCACGGTTTCTTAACGGCTTCCTCTAATCCCGCTATCTTGTTTTCCTCTGCCTTTATTTTAGTGGCTATATCTGAGACGGATTTAGCGGGAATCCCCAACTGCCTGTCAATGCTAGCCATCAAACCCCTGCCGCCGCTAAAATCACGATTCTCAACCAGTTTTTCCTTTCCTAAATATAAACTATAGACCATCGTTCCTTCATTGAAATGCACGATTGCCTCGCCTTTTCCTCCATTGAGACTGATTTTCAGAGGAGGGGTGTTTCTGTCAAGCGTATATCTATCATAGTAATCATCAATAATGGGCGTAAGCTCATTCGATATACCATCGCTGAAAGTATTGCCTTTAACAGTCACGGACTCAACCCCATCAGGGAAGTTCTCTTTTACGATATTGGCGTTCCTTTCCATGATATCCTTCCGGCTGTTGTATTCTTGTATCCTAAGTTTGGATTTAGATATAGAGTCACGCATGGAAGACTTACTGTTAAGATCGCTCCTCTTGGAGTTTTGCAGTTTCTTTAACTTGTTCTGTGCCACAAACAGTAGTTGGGCGGTCTTATCTCCGGATAACGTCGCCGCCATCTCACTAAAGGTCATTCCAGACGGATCACTATCGTCTTGCTCCTCCATGACACGAGACGATATATCGCCTTTCATCATTTGGTTGATGAAGTTTTGTTTTATACGAAGCCTGTCATAGGCGGTAGCGTCAAGGGTACCTTTAACGCCATATGTGACGATGTTCACCGGTTTATCCCATGTGGCGTATAAGTTTCCTTGTCGTAAGATACGACCGTTGCGTTGCTCAAAATCCATAGGCCTGATTGGAGCGTCAATATGATGCAGGGCGAATAGACGATCTTGCACGTTGACACCCACTCCCATTTTCTCCGTGCTTCCAATAAGAATGCGCACATCCCCATTACGGACCTTATCGAACAAGGCGTTTCTCCTTTCTCCCTCATAATTGCCAACGATAGCTATCTGATTAGACGGAATACCTCCCTTGATAAGCTTTTCCTTTATATCGTTGTACAAATTAAACTGAGGAACAGATAAATCGACATCGAATAAATCCATTTTTGGAGTCTCAGAAGGGGATTGATAACTATCACAGAATATAAGTTGCGTGCCTTTGTCCTTATCGCTTTCCTTATATAATCTCAACACGTTATCGACCACCTTGTTTGTCTTGCTATCAGGATTGTCGGGAAATGTAGGATTAAGCAAGCGAAGGTCAATCGCAGCCTGTTTAGCCTTGCTGAACACGACCAAGGGTAGCGCGCTCTTATCCTTCTTCTCTTTTCCTGTCAATTTGTTATAATCCTCTAATTCCTTGATAAGGGTTTGCATGACATCCTCCAAGTCCTCGTTCTTCTCGACAATGACATTGGTCATCTTATTGTCTTTCAACTTAGGGATATTCTTGTCTTCCTTGAACTCCTTGACATCCTCTGTCAAGACAACGTCCGTATGGCTCCTGAACGCCTTTATAAGCTCCGGGACATTCGTATAGCTCTTGAACCTCTCGGCTATTTTAAAGTTACCGGTAGCGGTAAACTCCAATGACGGCTCAACCGTTCCAAAAGTGGTAGCGAACTCGTCAAAGCTATTGATATTATATGCGTCTAGGATATCGGGTGCCACGAAATTCATCATAGTCCAGACTTCTGCCATTGTATTAGTGATAGGGGTACCGGTTGCCAGAACCACGTTTCGACCACCATTATTCTCAGATATCCATTGGGCTTTTAGCAACATACTATCAGCTCTTTGTGATGCGCTCGTATCGATACCTTTAACGTTCGACATCTTGCTTGGAAACCCGATCTTCTTATAATTATGCGCCTCGTCAATAAACAAAGCGTCAACACCCATTTGCTCAAACGTCATGACGTTATCAGTCCGCCTGTCAAGAATACGCTCCGTCTTGGCCGTGATAGTCTCCGCTGTCTTAGCCTTGCCCTTTACGTTTTTCCCTTTCTTTATACCTTCCAGAGAATCACGCATACTCTTGGCCTCCCTTTTCAATCTCTCCTGTAAAGCCTTGTCTTCTATGCGATCGATAGCCTCCTCAAAATCATCTATACGCTTTTGGATATATGCCTTTTTCCTCTCCTCGCTATCCGGGATAAACGCCATGAATGACTGTGGGACAACGATAGCGTCAAAATCTCCGGTAGCTATAAGATTGAACAGCCTTGTCCTATTATCGGCGTTACGCTCCTCCTTTGTCGGAGATAGAATCTTAGCGGAAGGATACAGTTTATAAAAGTCACGGACGAAATCCTCTAGGGTAGCGTTTTGGACAACGATCATGGGTTTCTTCGCTATACCTAGCCGTCTCATTTCCATAGCGGACGTAATCATGGTAAAGGTCTTTCCCGTACCGACTTGGTGAGCGAGTAACGTGCTCTCGGATAGACAACGTTGCACCGCCTTGCTCTGGTGATCTCTAAGCGTTATATTCTTATTAGCGTTAGGATAATGCTCAAAAACCGGTTTGTCATACTTTTTTAGTACATAGTTGTTATATTTATCATTATACACGTCCTCAATACGACCATGGAACATCGTTTTAGAATCAATATACTCCACGAACTTATCGGACATGTCGGATATTTTCTCGGCAACGGCCTGTGTCTCCTGCTCGTTTACGACCCTTCTCGTTTTCTGCTTACCGTCCTCATAATATTTAATCTCGTCATAAACCTTGGGTTTACGTTGGTTAAGAGCGGCCTTGAACACGTCTATAGCGTCCATTCTCTCAGTCTTGAATTGACCGGCTTTAGCGTAATCGGTTATGAACGCCCTCTTATCTAGAATATACTCACCGATCTCCGGGATAAAATTAGCGTTATCGTAAGATATACCCAGTACATTATCAGCGAAATTATTTATAAACTCAGACGGGATCCATGTAGTCCCCAGTCGATAACTTATCTCACCATAGGGTATACGTTCTGGCTGTACGGCTTCCAAGTCATCCACGTTTTTTTGAAACTCCGGATGATCTTCCAAGGCCGCCTTAGCCTCTACCAACTTTTCTTTTACGTTTCCAGAGAGATATTCACTCTTATCTATTATATTGCCGGTAACAGGATCCCTATAAGCAATTCCCTTCTCTAGTATCTCGTTTGTCACGTTAACCTCATCCATACCCGTTATCTCCGAGATATAAGGTATATCAATATTACCTTTATATGACTTGCTTATATTGACGGCATCCAAGACATTATCCGCTTTTGTCGGTAGCTCGAATGGATAACTTACACGCTTATTCAAGATACCATCCGCTTTCGAGACTTCCCATACCATAGATTTTCCGGTCGTGGAAGGTACCCTTCTAACGGTCTCCAAAGAGAAGGGTAATCCATGCTCAACATCCTCGGCGAAAATATCGTCCAAAGCCTTGTTCCTGTTAAGTGTCCCATATTTGGACACGAAAGCATCATATACTTTGTTTAGCCTTTTCCTCGCGGGCTCGGGATCCACACCCTTTGTTTGCTCATCATGGATAAGATCGTATAGATTTTTCTTTATATCATTGTAATCATTTACCGCATCCGCTATTTTCCGGGTCTTACCATTATGAACGAACGTAGGATTTGCCTTAATCGGTTTTAACGAGTCCCCATCTAAAACAAAGACATTGCCATTCTGGACGGTAATAGTACCATCTTTCAAAGTGGAGTCACCCACAACCTCCGGCCCTTTAGTCTCTACAACACCTGATAGGATATTCTTTGGTAAGTTATCAATAGCGTTAAGTAGCTCCTTGCTTAAATCGGCCCCGGGTTTGGCTTTCAATGTCTGGGACGCTCCACTATATAGACCTCCGCTACCAGCGTCATAAGCGGTCATCATATCACCTAACATCATATCGGGATGATTTGAGAAATACTCGTTAACCATGATAGGCTTGCTCCTTTTATCCCCGTCCTCCATATAAGTTCCTTCACCTATTTGCGTTGTAGTAGTGAACCTTATCCCATTCGAAGGTTCCCCATACTTTCTTTTACGGAATATAACGATGTCAGCCGTGACACTCGTGCCGGCCCCTTTCTGGAAAGCGTCATTAGGCAATCGGATAGCTCCGACCAGATCATAACCGTTCCCACTCACGTACTCACGGAACTTACTATCGGCCCCATCCATCGTAGCCGAGGACGTGACGAATACGCCGAGACCACCTTCTTTCAATTCCAGAAGCCCCTTTAGGATAAAATAATTATGGAGATTATAAGAGGAACCAAGTTTCTTCCTGAATTGCTTATCTAAAACCTTATCATATGGAGCGTTTTTCCCGAATGGGACGTTGGTGATAACTAAGTCTTTCGAGTTTGGAGAAAACGCTTTCTCATATCCCTGTACCTTTATATTAGCGTCAGGATATAAGGCCTTTGCCATACGACCGGACAAACTATCTATCTCGAACCCGCTTATACTTGAGTTTTCAGATATAGACCTAGGCACCATACCGATTATGTTACCTATACCCATGGCGGGTTCACTGATATTGCCGCCCTTGAATCCAAGTTTCTCCGTTATTCCCCATAAGCTTTCCACGACCTCGGACGGGGTATAATGAGAGGTTGTCGTGGAACGGACGGCACTGTCGAACTCTTCTTTACTTAATAAGGATTTTAGTTTCTCGTAATAACGTAGATACTTATCATTCCAATTTCGATCCTTAGTCCAATTGTTGTCACGCGCGTTGTATTTGCCTTCGTTCAAGGCTTCGGCCAAACCTCCCCATCCAACGTACCTTGACATCTTGGCTTGTTGTTCCGGGGTAGGTTTTCCTTGGCCGTCCTCTACGTCTTTCAGCGTTTCTATCGCCTCAATATTGGCTTTTAGCTTGGATATATCACCGGAAGGAAGCTCAATACCTTTCTCCGGGAAGCTGAAATTGTTTTGATTCCTTACAACAGGCCGCTTGTCGCTGTCGCTGATAGGTATTCCTCGGCCTCGCTCCGTGTCAAGCACATCACTTCCATGCACGCCTCCACGGTCTCCTCCGCGTTCAGATCCTCGATCCTCTTCCCGTGCTTTTCTTCCCACGCCTTGATCCGCTCTTGAATTTCCTTGCTCATTGTCTTTAATATTATTAGGAGTGAATAAATCGTTACCATACAAAGGTAATGGTTTGTCTTTGTTGTCCGTTTGCTTTTTCCGGCTATTTTTTATTTTTTTCTTCGCGGCACTCGCTTGTCCGGCAATCTCTGTCTCTCTAACCACGGTCTCGGCGGCATCCATTATATCCGGGACAGGCTTATCAAAATTAGCTACATCAAATGAACGGACATCCTCATAAGCGGTCATATCCTTATCCCATCCGTTATCTCCTACTTCGGGCAAATCCCTCGCTCCATTGTAGAATGCTTTAAGATACGGTCGTATAGCGTCACCTAGATCATCGATCATTGCCTTTGAGTAATCAGAGAACTTACGCAAGCCTTTCTCTATATGATAAACCGCCATTTCAGTACCTATCGCCAGAATCTCAGGATCAATCCCCATATTCATTTGACCGCCTAGTTTCCTGCGCATGCGCTCACGGAGTTCCGCATACCGTTCATCGGTAACAAGGCGGTTACCGCTAGGGGTAACGGTACGATCGCTCAATTTGGCTTTGCCCTTATCGTTGATATCACCAATAAGGTTTTCTACATTTACCTTTTGAGGCTCTACAACCCTGCGTGTGTCTTCAAGAGAAATAGGTTGCGCATCGCTTACGGCATCGGTATCGCCAAGAATGGTATCGGCCAACCGCCTTGCGCTTTCATCGCTACGCATCATGAAACCTCGCTGTTCCCTGTCATACCAACCCTTTTCAGCCTTGGCCAGCTCTTTGGCGGCACGTTGCTGTTCCTTCGATAATTCATTACCGAACTTCAATAACCGCATATCAAGAACTTTTCCTTTCTTGGTAGTATATTGGGAGGGAACAATGCTATAATTATCAGAATCATTATTTTTAGAAATATCGCCTTCCTCCTGTTTAATTCCCTTATACTCATAGAAGGGCTTTGTTTTGCGAGTCGAGGAATCAATCCATTTCTTGAACTCATCCAACGCAACCCCGGTAATGTTGCCTAACCCTTGCCAACCTTCCTCATAGTTTGACAAGTAAGCGGACCTAGCGTCTTCCAAGGAAGAGAATCCCATCATAACCTTATGCTCATCGAATGAGCCATCAGTATTCACCTGATCCACGACATACACAATGTCACTATTCATATCCGGGCCTAGGAATACGTCTATATGATCACCATCCACACTTTCAGTACCTCGAATGTAACCGTAAGTGTTGTTCATGGTAACAGACCACTCTTTTCCATTAGCGTCCTTACCGGAACGGACGGAACCGGAGGGCTGCTCTATGGTGATATCGAAACCGTTTATCTTTATATGGCCTTTCTTGTAATTGCCGGCCTCTTTCTGCGCCTCTGTTGGATTGGTATCAACCTTTAGCTCCTCTTCGTGCAATCTCTTAGCCTCAACTATGCGCTCGGCATAGTCCAATGGGGTCTCATTCTCCTTTGGAGAAGGAGCGACAAAAGGAACTAGTCCCCTTGATGAGCCTTCTTGTGTAGCTCCATCCGTGCGATCAATGTCGGGGCCAGCCGATTCTCTTCCCTCAACCTCTCCAGTTCCCCCGGTCTGATCAAGTTGTTCTCTTGGCAGTACCTCGCCGCCTCCCTCGCGTAAGCCATCGCCTCCGCTTTCGTCATTTCCTTCAATGTTTTCATTTTCTATCGGTTTATTTTGCGCTAAGATAGCGTCTATTTCATTTTGTTCGTCAATTATGGCCTGTATTTCATCCACGATTTGCGAATCAAGCTCGCCTCGCTCCTCATCAGTCAATTGTTTCTCCGAGAAATCACGTGCCATGCTTTCCTCATACGCCTCGTATTCTTCCGGGGACATATGATAATTCTCCTCGCACCACTCAGCGTAAGCGTTGTACTCGGCCTGTCTCTCACGCTCAGCGATCGCCTCACGGTTCCTCTTGACATAATCGATCAAGTCTCCACGTGTATGAGCGGAAGACAAGACCTCTATGATAGCGTCCCTTCCGGCGTTCGTATCGTTCTCATCGAAGAAGTTAGTGCCATTCTCCCTATCGGCAAGCTCCAATATCTCACCTGCCCTCTCTATATTAACACCGCCTTTCTCCGGAGAGGCGAACAATCCGAACATTCTTGCAGTCTCATTATTCCCGGCACCGGTCTCTTTCTTGTAACTGTCACGTGTCAATTTGATCGCCCCATTAGCCAGCATCATGGCCGCAAGCTCCTCTCCGCTCATAGGATCACCCATCACGGAGATCTCCTTCGCTATGACATCACCCGGCTTCTTGCTGGCCTCCTTGATATCATCATCAAGATTAGCCCAGAAATCAGCCTCGACCTTGATCGCCTCATATTCTTGTCGGGCTTTTATCAATGCGGCCTCGGCCTTATCCTCTTTTCCGATAGGGGCGTCATCGTATGCCTCTTGCGCCTTTTCCAAGGCATCGGACGCTTTTTTAAGGCTTTCATCGAAAGACTTTCTCGTCACCTCGATCTTCCTTGGCATCTTATCGCCATATTTATCATGGAGGAAATCCAAGGACATATCCGTACCAGACGATACGAAATCTGGCGTACCATCTTCTCGCATGACCATGGAGGGATTCTCTACATTGCTAGGTTGTGCTATCTGATCAATGGCACCTTCCGTCTCAATCTCACTCGTTGGCTGGTTGATCGCATCTTCCACAGGAGGTGCAGAGGTTATCTTGGCATCAGCACTTGCTACATTATCATTCTCTGGCGACACCACATTAACTTGTTGAGCGTCATATATGGCATCTTGAAGATCAAGAATCTCATTCTCTGTTATAGGCATTGCGGGGGAAGAGCCATTCTTGGCTGTCACCTGCCCGGTTTCTCTATCATAAGCCGCAGGTTGAGCGATCCAATCACCGTTCTCATCTTGTCCTTGAAGGATAAACGCATTATCCCCGTTCCATACGATCAACCCCGGCTTTGGTAATTGCGTCTTGGGATTATGATGCATGGTCATGTCAAGCTCGGACTGGCGGGTAGCCAATAATTGATCCTCATAGGTCCGTCTCATATGACCGGCATCTTGCTCTACTATATCGCTCAACCTTTTCACCGAGACCATCCGATCCTGTCCGTTATCGGAAATAACGGCCTTATCTCCCTCGATACTCCTAACGTACACAGGTCTTTCCTCATTTCCCTCGCTAAGCGTAGCTGTGGTAACGATAGACTGACCATCAGGATTCGTGGTAACATAAGGAGTAATATTATTGGCAACGTAAGTTTCAACCTCATTGTCTATTTCCTCGCCTATACGATCCTGCAAACCGGATATCCTGAGATAATCAGCGTAGAAATCCTCGGCTAACGGACGGGCATCCGCATTAACTCCATCAAGAAGACTCATCACTTGGGCCTCGCTAGCTCCATCATCCACATAGCTTTCTATCGTACTAGCCAAACCCGGAACCATTCCAGATAGGGAAAGCCTTGTCTCTTCCATCTTTTTGCTCGCCGTCCGTATATCGCCCGGATCAGTCATATTTCGACCTTCTTCCTCTGCCTCGGCAAACCTTGACTTAGTTAATAGAGGAGGAGTTTCAACGCCTTGATCTGTTACATTGGAATCGGTGATAGGCTGCTGAGCCTGTTTGCCTCCTATTTTATCCGCTACGTATTGCGCACCTTTAGCCAACGCTCCGGCTCCAGTAAAATAAGCGCCGCCTCCCATACCATAGACAAAACTCTGCAATACACCATCGGTCAAATCCCTTTCCGGATCCGCACCAGTTATCTTATCCGTTATATTCTCCGCTAGCGTGGAAGACACCTCTTCGATACCTTCATTTACAGGCTCGAAAAACATACCGAATTTTTTATAGAACTCTTGCATCTTGCCCATTATGCCACGCTTGATAGCCTCTTGCGCCTTTTCCTTTCCTAACGTCTTGAATAAGGTTGACATCCAAGCCTTGGATACGCCTGCGCCCAGCATCTCAGACAAGGATTCTGCCGTACCAGTAAGAATAGCGTTAGATACCTTTGCGAACTCTCCCATGTTTGGGTTATTCTGGTCAAGATCATCATATTTCTGGCTAGCCACTATTGATCCTATACCTGCGAGTCCGGTCGCTGGAGCTCCGGCCATTGTTGCGGCCATGGCCCCGATTGACATCGGAAGCGACTCTACGCCTTGCAAGGCTATATCACCTATGGCACCCATATAATTCCCTTCTTTCCAAAGATCGGTGAAATCCTTGCCATTGTATCTGTTTGACCTTGCCCGGGAAAACTCCGCATCAGCCTTGAATCTATCTGAGATATCCTTGAATGCCCCGCCACGTGGGATCAATCCTCCAGTTGCGGATTCCAGTCCTTTGGACACCTTATCCAAGACCCCAAATATACCGGCACCAAGATCGGCTCCTCCTGCGTTAAGTTTCTGTATAGCGTCTCCTACCCAAGTATTCATGAAAGAAGAATCCTTCTCATACTCCGTAGGAGGTGGAGGAGTAGCGGTCTCAATCTTTCCTTTTTTACGCAAGGACTCAAAATTATAATCGGCAGAATTATCCCATGGATTAACATACTCGGATTGATCTGATTTGGGAATATCAACCTCTTGTCTTAGGGATATAGGAGGAGGATTAACACTTGATTGGGAAACATAGTCTGTCTCTTTAATATTCTCGTTATTAATTGGAGCATAGCCTAATTTACTCTCGAATTGGGAGAAATCTTCTAAATCTTGCCATCCATCTTTTTTCAAGACATCATAAAGCATTTCACGCTTACCTGAGTCTTTCAATTTCCCCTCAAAAGAGGAAAAATCGCCCAAATCAGTATATCCATCGCTTTTTAAAGCGTCATATAATTTTCTGGTATTGTTCACTTCCATAATTTTACCAACCTACATTTTTAGAACTCGAATTATTATCCCAACCTATACTTTTCTTGTTAGTACTAGTAGAAGAACCTCCCGATCCAATTATCTGATCAAACTCATCGTATAATTCCGGGAAATTCTGAATATTACTCATGACAATAGCGGCTTGTTTGGTCTTTTGGTCTCCACCTTCACCAAACTGCCACGATATATCCGATATACTCTTATTCTCTTTTGGATGATCTTCCGCATACTCCAACATCCTCTTATACATATAAGCGATAACCCCATCTTTATCCTTACCGGACAAAGTGAAACGTTTACCGTTTCTGCCGATGATGTCAATAGACTTATCCGCCCCAGAGCCATTAGCTTTAGCGGTACGATATTGCTCAAGACTACGGAGATTGGATTGCCTTATACCCAACTCTCTCTCTTTATATGCGGCATCCTGTTTCATCTTCCGCTCCTCCCTGTCATTCTTTATTGCGAATTGAGCGGCACTTTGCGCTATCTTGGCCTTTTCCAAATCATTCTGGGCTTTTCTCGCTTGATCCTGTCTATAAAGCTGCAATGCCCTTTGATAATTATTGATGTCGTTTTGCCTTGCGGCCAGATATCCGGCCCCATATCTTTGCCTGATAGCCTCCAACTTGTCAGAATAAGATTGTAGTTTAGGATCAGCTACGGTAGGTAGTTTCTGCGAAGGTGCCTCTCCTGCGAATGCCAAATTGGAGAAGGAAGACAACACATTGCCTAGATGCCCGATTCCAGTAGCTACGGAAGCGGCCCGTTTTCTTCTCTCCTCCTCCTCTTGACTTATCGGCTTTTGAAAGAGCGTCTCATAAAGCCTTTGGTTCCATTGGTAATCGTTCATTTGAGGCTCGACAACGCTCGCTTGCGGAGCGGTCTCATCCGTATTATCCACGGTTGGAGCTATAGGGTTCTGGCTTCCGGCAACCTCCGGCTCAACCAATGGCGTAGTGGACAATTCCGGCCTTTGAACGACCGGGGTCCTTTTCCTATTATATCTTTCCTCTAATGTCATTGTTGTTTACTTTTGAATATAGACTCGAATAATCCCTTACCCTTGTCAAGATGGGCTTGCGCATCAGCCCCAACGAGGCCCATCCCTGCCTGTAATCCTTGATTAGCCGCTTGCGTGGCGTTTGCCGCCTGTTGATTATAGATAGACAGCCTTTGGTTACTGATATTATTCTTGGTGTTGAGATATTGGGATTCCACGGCATCCTTCCGTGCGGTAGCGTTAGTGGCTATACCACTGGCGGTATCGGATATCACCTCGCCCGCCGCTTTCTTGGCCTGCGCTACGGACTCATCCGTAGCCCCTACGACCGCGGCGGTACCAGAAGCCTTACGATACTGCTCATCCGCTAATTCCCTAGCCTTGGTCAAGGCGGCTTGCGCCTCCGCGCTTTGGGTATAATCCTCGTTATACCTACGGTTAAACCAATCCTCATTCTCCTTTGCCTGTTTATCCAACACGGCATTCGCTTTTCTCGCCGCCTTCCTTGCCTTTATTCCCCCGGCAATGCCACTCGCCAAGGAACTGGCGGCTCCAACTATCGCTCCGATCATAATCTACTGTTTTCTCGCAAAAGAGATAAATAAAGTGACTCGTGTTTGTTACTTTGATCATTATCTCCCATCGGACACCCAAAAATCAACTAATTCTATACTGTTTTCTATCATCTACGAATCATTCGTATATAGTTTGGTCCGGTCATATAGGCATTATTGGTATATTCGCAGGAACAAATTTTATTATATACCATGAACGAGGAACTTAAAAAACTTTTAGAGTGGTTTGATAACTATCAAATCACATTTAATGAGATCAGGCTAAGCCCGTGTCAATACATATTTGACCTACGGAAATTTATATCGGTCCAAACGAACTCTGTCCGGAAAAATTGGGAAAATCCCACATTTGAATATGATATCATAAGCCTCTATCAACTTAAAAAGGTCTTGGAGGAAAAAGAGAAAGAAAATAAGGAATGACAATCATTGTATCGTGGATATTCCCTAAATTTGTATAGAGTTTAACTAAATAACTAATATCATGGCAAGAACAACGGATTACAAGTTAAAAGGAGAGAAAATCAAAGATCAAATAGACGAGTTAGTAACCGCTCTTCTCGAGGAGAAGAAAAATTCCTTTGACGAAAATCGGAAAGTAAAAATAGCGAACATTGATTTGGAAGAACTGAATAATATCGAGTTGCAGCAACTGCAAGTTCGAATTTCAAAGATTTTGGTCGAAAGGACAAAATAGTCCTATTTGTCGCATCCAAAAAGTATAACGCCCGTGTTTTTTCTGACACGGGCGTTTTTTATTGGTCTATTTGTCTTATAAGTATCAAAAGCCTTTTCCTTTTTGTCTCATAAATATCCGGTATTCACCTTTATCTAAATTGTCTATCCTAAAATCAACCTTGGCTCCATCTGGAACAAACGACGGGACATGCCCCGCTAGCTTTTTTATTATTTCGTCAATGTTATTATATCCTATATCCGTAAATGAGAATATCTCCTTGCCTTGATATATGACACTGCCTTTAATCATCTGTCTAAAAGATATTTTCATCTGATCATCAGGGTAATATTTCACAGGATCCTCATATACCATTTCTTCCTTTTTTTGGTTAAATACAAAATCAATAACCTTATTGTTTATCTCAGAGACTATAGAGTAATCCGGTCTTACATATATCTCTGTAGTCTTATGAGCGCTTGAATGATTCATGCAGAAAGCCACGTCATACATTGAGGCTTTTATATCGTTTCTCGCTATGGTTCCCCATGAATGCCGGAAATTATACATACATATAGCATTGAGACCGCCATGTTTGCAAATACGTTTCAATCCAGAGTTCATATTTGCGTTGAAAGAGTCGTCATCACGATAGGTCTTATGGAAATTAAACAAAAACTCATCATCATCCGGTGTAAAGTATTTTTCCATGACAGGACGGAGAATATCCGGAACAATAATCTCCATATACGCCTTATCCCTTCTGAATTTTTGGGTCTTAGCCCTATTATAACAGAATGTCCAGCCTTTCAAATTGGACTTCTTGGCCCTAAAAAGGTCTACGGTATTAATTCCTGCCAAGCAAAAGACCATCAAGGCTACATCCCTAGCCAACTCTGGAAGTGATAATATCATCTTTGTCGGAGGTATGGGTGTCGCGAAAAACTCACGAACGAAGTCCGCATCCAAGGCCCTGTGATCGGGGGTGTCCGCATTGGGGATTTTTACCTTTAGCCAAGGATTAGTCTTGATCCTGATTATGCCCCTATCGTAATCGTTGAACTCATTTATTGCAGCTTTAAAAATCTGGCGACCATTAACAGGATACATTTCTTTCGCCCTTGCCGTTGGCAATAAGGTTTTTATCCAGTCATTTATGAATTTCGTGGTAAACCGGGAAAACATCAACTTGCTAGTTCCCGCAAATCTCTCAAGATGACAATAGGCCAACTCATAATTCTTGGCGTTACGGGCCATGCCTCTAACTGTTTCCATTTCCCGTTTATACTTTCTCGCATAATCAGAAAAACAGATATCCTCATCCGCTTTTTCCAGATATTCCACTAGGGTTTTTACATCCCATTGCGATATATCCTCTTTGTTCGCTCTCTCCACATATCGCATGATTACATCTGAACAGAAGGATACGACAAAAGGATCTTTCACCTCCCCCGTGCGAGTCAACCCTTTTTTATCAACCATTTTATCCATTTTTATATAAGAGGATTTACGGTTATGGGTTACTCTGATGTAAACAGGATAGAAGCCATCAGAACGCTGCTTTCTAACACAAATCTTAAAAGTTGCCATATATCAACACTTTATACATTAAATTTATGGTGTAAACACGGTGTAAACGCCATGTGCAAATATAGCAAACAAAGTGTAAACATCACATATCATTCAGATCATTTTACGCTAATAATGACATAAAAATATAAGGCTGATAAACAAGACTCAACCCGTCTATCAGCCTTATATATTGATATTTAAGACTTGCAGTTTTTAACAGCCTATCCTTCTATAGCTGCTTGCGCCGCAGTAATTCTATATATGATTATCAGATGTTTAGCAAAAAAGGTAAAACAATATACAAACATTTAGGTTTAATTTTTGACACTTCAATAACTGCCGAAAAGCTTAAAAGTAAGTCATTGGAACAGTTAAAATCAACCACAGCACATACCGTCATTTTCAAACGCTTCGCAATATACTAAAAAATCCATATGTTTCCTCGTGCGCGTACATATAATATATAAGCATAAAAAAAGACCGCATTAACGGCCTCTTTCAAAAAAACTATGTGCTATATTCTTATATAACGCACATACACCTTATTCCCTACCCTTCGATATGGAACCAACTTTCCATAAGGATAAACCTTAACTTCTTCCTGCTCATCAGCAGATATCTCTATCGGGTGGATTAGATCCGACAAAGAACTTGTTTTTTGTTTCATTAGACTAACATGATGAATTGTCTTATTATAACACGAAAACGATCCTATATGATGCGATCTTTTACATGTTATACAACACGATCTATGTCTTTTACCTAGGCAGTCTTGGAAGCCTTGCCAGATGCTCCCCTTCTCTCCTCCTTTAATAAACGTTGATCCAACTCATCACCTAATCGCTGAAGTTCTCTTTCCAATTCTTTAATACGATCTTTCTTCTCTGTCACCTCCTCACTCATGGAAAGAGCCACGTGTTTCCAATAAGCGACATCTTTTACTTTATCATCCGAAGAGGCTGACGTATCATTTGAAGTTACAGTCTTTAACATACTACCTTCGCCTCGTAAAAGCCATTCTGCCGATAATTCTGAAAACAAGTCTAATAAGACTAACAGAGTAGACAACGACATCGAAGCCTCTTTGTTAATTTGCTTATTCAAGGTTGATTGAGGATAATTTGCATTCAAACTTATTTGATTAATAGACATGTTTTGCTCTTTCAAGAAACCCCTAAGTCTTTGTTTTACTGAATCTTCTATATTTTTATGTTTTATAACATAGTCTATACAGACTAGAATTGTGTTATTTTATTTTGTTGTTAATCCAATTAGACTTACTTTTACATCGTGTTAAGAACAAAACACGTTTTCACCCGAAACATTTCGGGTTAGTATGCAAATATAAATATTTAAGATATAATAAGCATGAGATTCAATGAAATTGTAGTCCCGTATGGGACAATAAGAAAGCTAGCCAAGGACACGGGGCTGTCCGAACCATGTATAAGGCACGCCCTAAAAGGCATCACGAACTCCGACAACTCCTTCTTGATAAGGAAGATTGCGAGGGAAAGGTATAGAGGTGTAGAAATTAAAAGTAATCCATCATGATAGCCGAGATAACATTTCCAGATAGATCCGTGTCCTATAGCGACTTCATTCGTGACTTAGCGGCGAAGATAAACACCTTCGCCAAAGAGGATAAAGATGATCCAGCTTACATTTCCCAAAGGAAAGCAGAAGCTCTTTATGGTAAAGCCAATGTATTAAGATGGAGAAAAATGGGAGCAATAAGCCCAATATGCCGTCCCGGTAAGATTGAATATCCAACAGTAAGGCTGAAAGAACTAAGTCGGACTGATGAGATTTACATCCGATGGATGTCAAGCAAAGAGGATAAAAAGAGAAAAAGATAAATCCTCGGCCCCATAGCTCAACGGATAGAGTAAATAATTTTTAGTATAAAAGTTATAAAATATGAATTGGATCAAAGAAAAAGAGCGATTACAAGATATGATCATAAACAAAGATTTGTCTTATGAGGAAATTGGAAGGATTTATGATGTCACAGGAGCTGCTGTAAAGAAAGCCGCTCAAAGAATGTGCATACCACTTAAGCAAAGACGAGCAATAAATCCGAGTGAAACGTTTAATGCTAAACCCCAAAATTGGGGTGTCTGTGAGAATTGCGGAAAGAAATTTCACATGTATTACAAAGGAAAAAGATTCTGTAGCTGTAAATGTTCTGGAGAATATCTGAAAAAAGAATCTATTAAAATGTGGAAAGATGGTCGTAAATCGGGAACAATGGCATTCACTCATAGTGAATTCGTAAGAAATTATATGATGGAGAAATATCATAAGAAATGCCAAGTATACGGATGGGGAGAAATCAACCATTTCACAAAGAAAGTACCATTGCAACTCCATCATATAGATGGAGATCCAGCTAACAACAACGAAGATAACCTTCAATTACTTTGTCCTAATTGCCACGCCCTTACTGATAATTTTGGATCAAGGGGAACAGGGCTAGTTGGAAGATCAAAATACTACGGGAAGGCAAAATAAAGTATAAACGCCGGGTAGCACGTAGCAGGAAGCGTCCCTCTCTCCTAAAGAGGAGTAGAAATACCCCGTGGGTTCGAATCCCACCCCGGTGACCAAAAAAAGAGTTCTTTGACTTATTGAGAAAAAATCCTTATGGCTATCAAAAGGTATACGAGATATAAACGGGATAAGCGTAAGGTGAAAATACAGGAAAGGACGATAGTCCTTGCTCCCGATGTAGTTTAATCGGTTCCGGTATTGGATTTATACATATAATTAATAATGTATATATAATAAGTACGATCCCATTTGGGTATCCTTTCGGTGGTTGGCAAATAAAACCGTATCGTACTAAATAATACGACTTTTCCTACGGGTCGTATCTAAGATATAGTAGGAGGTTAATACGGCCAAACGTATGACAGATTGGACAGACAATCATATGACGACAGATCGGAAAGACGGTCAATCCGAGAACTACGGATTTACGTTAGTGATAAATACTCCCCCACCCGTCTATGATTCGGGTTCGAAACCGTTGGAGGTTGTGGGGGAGCGAACACTTTTAAATAATAACAACATGAATGAGATTTATTGGATCACAAGATTAGATGCCATACAAACGTTGGCGATAATCGCAGTATTTATCTTGGGAGTATTAACTTCCATAAGTATTATCGGATGGTTTGTTGATGATGATTTTGAAAACAAATCCAAGTTTAAGAACATGGCTATCAAATATGCCGCCTATATATCAATCCCTATTTTTTTGCTAGTGTTCATCCCCTCTAAAAGGGATATGCTGATGATTATCGGAATAGGTGGAACTATAGAATATCTCAAGTCTAACGATACCGCCAATAAGTTGCCGGATAAGGTTATCATGGCTATCGATAAGTTATTGGATGATACAATAGAGGAAGAAAACGAATAAAACCGATAGACCTATTAATAACCAAGTTTTATAACAATGAAAGAAAGAAGAATCCCACCCTAGGAAATGGCTAGGGCAGGTAGCGAACCATAATAAATTCATATTATTATTCAGGGTTACAGGGGGTTCGAGTTCCCCCGGCTACCACGCTTAAATCACATTGCTAATTATTATACACTTCTCAACCAAGACCTTAATATACTGCCGTGAGGCAGGCAGAAAGAATTTTTAAATAATTAAGAACTCGCCGGGGTGGGATTCCCCGGCAAACGCTCCCTTAGCTCAGATGGTCAGAGCCTTTAGGGTCGCCGGTTCGAGTCCGGCAGGGAGCACGTTTCACCCCTAGGGGTGCTTATTCAATCAGAAAATCAAAGTCACAATTTTTGCAACGCAGGTCTCCGTCCGTGAGGATATGAGGCCTTTCTTCCGAATTTTAAAAACAACAATATATATGATAAAGAGAAACCAAGCATGGTTCTGGAAGATATTCCGGGCCATTAAAAGCATTACCATCTTTACTTTTAGGATGGTCTTAGCTACAATATTGGGACTGGCCTCAATAGTCGCAATCTTCGAATGGAATGAAAAACCTTCTCATATCCATTTACTGATATTTGGCATAGTATCAGTATTTGTTGTGATAAATCAAATCGTAATAATGACTTATGAGTCAGAAAAATGATTTCGGGGTGTTGTACGTGGTACAAGCCCCATCAAGACCGAATCGATCGAGGAAGGACGATATCCTAGACGAATTAAAGACACTTAGCAAAGAAGAATTGATAGAGATAAGAAAAGACATTGTAGAACTAATAAACGATAAATAAAATGGCTGCTATAAAATCTTACAAGGGATTTGACAAAAATTTAAAATGCCGGGATTTTCAATATGAAATAGGCAAGGAATATGAGATGGATGGAGAGATCAAGGTGTGTAACAGAGGCTTTCACGCTTGCGAAAGCCCGTTTGATGTTTTTGATCACTATACTATGATAGACTCTAGGTTTTGCGAAGTAGAGCAAGACGGGAATATATCCAAGGAGGATAGAGGGACAAAAATTTGCTCATCGAAGATTAAAATAAAAGCAGAGTTAAAATTGGCTGACATGATCAATCTTGGAGTCGAATGGCTAAAAGAGATCACATCACCTGAAAAAATAAAAACGAGCATAAAGGATAATTCATCCGGCTACGATGCCCAGATAGGATCATCCGGCGACGGTGCCAAGATAGGATCATCCGGCTACGATGCCCAGATAGGATCATCCGGCTACGATGCCCAGATAGGATCATCCGGCAACTATGCCCAGATAGGATCATCCGGCAACGGTGCCAAGATAGGATCATCCGGCAACTATGCCCAGATAGGATCATCCGGCAACTATGCCAAGATAGGATCATCCGGCAACTATGCCAAGATAGGATCATCCGGCTACGATGCCCAGATAGGATCATCCGGCAACGGTGCCAAGATAGGATCATCCGGCAACGGTGCCAAGATAGGATCATCCGGCAACGGTGCCCAGATAGGATCATCCGGCAACGATGCCCAGATAGGATCATCCGGCTACGATGCCCAGATAGGATCATCCGGCAACGGTGCCAAGATAGGATCATCCGGCGACGGTGCCAAGATAGACAGCACAGGCGAAGGCTGTGTCATCATGTGCGCAGGTATTAACTCTGTAGCAAAAGCCTCAAAAGGATCATGGATAACATTATCCGAATGGTCTTATTCTGATAAAAAGAAAAGATATATCCCCGTTTGCGTAAAAACGGAATTTGTTGATGGAGAGAAGATAAAGGCGGATACATATTACAAATTAGCTGGAGGGGTATTTAAAGAAATACAATAGTCCCAAGGCATTGCTTATCGGAGGATCGCATGAGAGACATCTACATCAAAGACCCCGACGGCGAACCGGAGTACGACGGGGAGGAGGACAACGAGGAATATGAGGAGAGCATGGAGGAGCTTAGGTTCCTATGTGATTCATATAATTGGTAACATCCCGCCCTTACGAGGTGCAACCCCGACCCAGACCGGCAACCGATATCCTAGACAAGTGGTAGGCCATGACGATATCATTGGCCCGGTGGAAAGGGACACGGTAGTGAGGGAAGGGCGGCCGATGGTCTTAGTCCGGGTTCGACTCCCGGAGGCTGACGAAACATTTTAAAAATAAATATTATGCCTATTTTAAAGAAAACAGACGTTAGGCCGCTTAGACCTATTATCATGGTCATTTACGGCACACCGGGAGCAGGAAAGACGTCCCTTTCCAACACGAGCGAGAACCCATTATTGATCGATTGCGACCGGGGATTTGACCGGGCGGCGAATCAGGTCGACACGCTTACGGCGCAAACATGGGAGGATATTCTCTCCGAGGAAGGCTCGATGAAAGGATATAAAACCATTATAGTGGACACGGCGAAATCAATGCTGGATGATTTCTTGGCCGTATATGGGGTTAAGCAAGATTACAAGCTGAGCAAGAACAAGCTTAAATTGTTCGGTTACATAGCGGACGAGTTCAAGAACTTCGTCAACAGGAGACGATCCGATTGCTCGGATATCATCTTCGTATGCCATGACAAGGAGACCCAAGAGGGAGACTTGATAAAGCATTCCCCGGACTGCACGGGACAATCCAAGGACCTGTTGATCCGTATAGCGGATCAAGTGGGGTTTATCACCATGATAAACGGAAAGAGAACCATATGTTTCGATCCTACAGATACCACCGTAGGGAAGAACGTGGCACAAATACCGCCAACCGTGATACCTGAATGCAACTCAACGGAGTTTCCCTCCTTCATGGCCGGTATAGTGTCAAAGGTTAAAAAGGCCATACAAAGCAAGACCGAGGAACAAAGGATCGCCATGGAAGCGTTGGATCGAGCGAATATAGCGCTGGAAGCCGTGGAGACGGAGGAAGAGGCGAACCGTATGATAGAGATAAAACAATCTCTAAACAAGGTATTCGAGAGACCTTTCAAGGAGAAGATGATAAAAGTCCTAGGAGAGAAAGGATTCGTATTTAACAAGGAAACGGGTAAATTCGTCAAGGATGAAAAGGTTGCTTAGGGTAACCCAACTGGAGAAATTCAGGCGTTACATAACGGAACATTCCGAATATGATGACGAGCGATCGGTCATAGACAATCTCACCGGGCAATTCACGGGAAACCAGTATACGAGAGTGGGGACGGCCTTCCATAAGATAGTGGAAGGCGATACCCTAGGATGCAAAAAGATCCCGGGGACGGAGACGGAGATCCCGGGGACGGAGTTCGATATAGACGGCTACCCCGTGAAGCTGGACTTGAAACAATGCAAGACAGCTCTGGAATACAAGGACCGCTTCCCTAATGCCTTCCACGAGATAAGGGAATACATGGACATGGGGGAAATAGTCATAACGGGTTGTGCCGATATCATAAACGGACTTGAGATAAGGGATATAAAGACGAAATACTCCCCTATAAAGGACTCCGATTATACGGATAGTTGCCAGTGGAGATTCTATATGGAGCTATTCGGCGTGGGAGACTTCTTTTTCGACTTGTTCCAGTTCGTTGGATACGACAAGGACAAACATGGTTATGATGTCCGTGGACTGGAGCTTAAGCCTTACGCCCCGGCTATCGGATGTCATTGGTACAACACCATGGAGCAAGACAATCGTATATTGCTTAAGGAGTTCGTCCAATGGTCCAAGTTCAGGGGGCTATTCGATAATTTACCAATCTACAAATCATAAAAGAGCATGAGCAAGAGCATAAACCAATGCCTATTGATAGGCAACGTAGGTAAGGACCCGGAAATAAGGACTTTCGATAATGGGGTCAAGGCGGCGACATTCTCCTTGGCTACCTCCACCGGAGGTTACAAGAGGCAGGACGGAACGGATGTGCCGGAGAAGACGCAATGGCATAACGTCGTGACATGGCGTGGACTGGCCGATATAGCTGAGAAATACATCCACAAGGGAGACAAGGTGACAATCCTAGGGACGATCAATTACAGGGAGTACGAGAAAGACGGCATAAAACGGTATGTTACCGATATATTGGCATACGATATCATGTTATGCGGAAAGAGCGACAGCGCCGGTCCCAGACCTCAAGTGACCGCCAACGACGTTCCATCCCAATCTGATTTCCCGCCTATGGCTCAACCCATAGACGATTTACCTTTTTGATGTATGGTGTTCAACACGAGAAACGCATTTGACAGGGAGAGAGCGATAACTTATTTCAATAAGATCATTAAATCGGGGGAATTCATCGAGGTATCAATGAAAAGGAAGCAAAGAACCTTGAACCAAAACGCTCTCTTCCACTTATGGATACAAGTGATAGCAGATCATGCCGGTTATACCTCCTTGGAGGATTGCAAACGGGATGTCAAGAGAGCGTTACTAGGAATGAGAGAAGACATGAACAAGATCACCGGAGAGACACAGATGGTGGATTACCAGACATCTTCCATGACAACCTCCGAGCTGTCCTCACTCATGGATAAGATGAAAGTCTGGGCGCAAACCGATCTAGGTTGTTATCTTCCCTATTTCGGAGATCCCGGCTATGAGGAAATGTATCAACAATACTGCAGGAGATGAGAAAAAGCGACAGGCCTCCAAATTACCTTATCGATAAGATCGTGAGGCATACCAACATTATTACTACCGCCTCTTATGGCAGCGTCAAATACATGGATGCGGCCAGACTCCTTAAAAAGGAGGTCAAGAAGCTAGAAACCTATAAAAGAAATGAGAGATCTTAAATACTGCCTCAATGAGGCTTGTTCTAAAAGACATTGCCTTTGCCATCAACGGCAGAGGCATTGGACAGACCCGTCTAAAAAAGAAGGGGAAACTGTGAGGCCGGAATCGGCCTTACTTGACGGGAATACTCCTTGCAAAGGGTATGTCCCACAATACGAAAGAAAGAAGTATAACATTAATTATTAAAGTATATATGAGAAACTGGTTTATTAGCAAGGTCGCATATGAGAAGATGCTGGAGAACGGCATGCAAAAACGAGTGGTCGAACCCTATTTAGTGGATGCCCTCTCCTATACGGAGGCTGAAGCACGCACGATAGAGGAATTAAGGCCGTACATTACCGGAGAGTTCACTATCGCCGACATAACACGTAAAAAGATAGCGGAACTATTCTTTAACGATAACGGTGATAGATTTTATGAGATTAAGATCTATTTTATCACGCTTGATGAGAAGAGCAGCATAGAGAAGAAAACAGCGGCCAGATTCATAGTACAGGCGAGCGGCCTAAAGGAAGCGATCTCATGCTTCGAGGAGAATATGAAAGGGACCTTGGCGGATTATACCTTGGCAATGGTAAGCGAGACCCTTATTATGGACATCTTCCCGTTTGACGCTGATAGCGTACCAAAGGGCAAAACAGATAATTAATATTAGAGTGTGTTTTTCATGGTATTAGATTTAGTTTTTATCCCCGCCGTCCGTGAGGATATGCGGGGCAAACACGGTGGTATGGCGGAATTGGTAGACGCTAATTGAGTGTGGTTAATCGTAGAGTGAAATTCTCTGCTAAGTGTTAGATAGGTTGAAAATAAAACCTGACAATCCACATCAATCCTATCGTGCAGGTTCAAATCCCGCTGCCACCACCAACAACAAATAACAATCATGGATTTCGGTAACGACATTCCGGATTACGATCCGGACGATTTTGACAATTACGATTATGAGTGACATTTTTCAAAGCCTGTTATTATCCTTCGGGGTGATAACGTTCATATTCGCTATCCTAGCGATAATTTTTATTGTATTAATCTTGATAGACGACAAGTACAAATGAGGAATATCGAATCACAGACCCAGCAAGCTTGCGTCAGATACTTCCGTCTCCAATACCCGAAATACGCCGGATGCTTCTTTAGCGTCCCGAACGGAGGACGGAGGGACACGGTAACCGGGGCTATACTGAAAGCGGAAGGGGCATTGGCCGGGGTAGCCGATCTGTTCCTGTCAGTCCCGAATAACGTCCATCACGGTCTGTACGTGGAAATGAAGACAAGAAAAGGCCGGCAACAGGACAGCCAGAAGGCATTCCAGAAGGCGGTAGAGGCTCAAGGGTACAGATATGAGATATGCCGATCGCTGGACGATTTCATCGCGCTTATAAAAGACTACTTGAATGGCTAAGAAACCTACCAAGCAACCCGAGCGTATCAGATGCGCCGATTGCGTGCACGGCAAGCCTCACAAGGGTCTGGCCGTATGGTGCGAGATATTGAACACCGGAAGGGTAGCGAACTCCTTCCGGTATTGTGACAACTATAAATGATAACTTATATGAGAACTATCAAAGCGAACACTAAGGCAAACGGGGATATACTCCCGGAGCCTAAATTCAAGAGGATACCCGTAAGGGTTGACAAGAACACGATCATCCTCGTAAGGGAGGGCTTGAACGTGGAAGAGCATCTAAAAAGATTCAAGGACAAGGACAACACGCCACCGGGATATATCCCGTGGTTCTAAAAAAACTTCAATATGTTTGGTATCTTGAAAATGAATAGTATCTTTCAAAAAAAAATAGTCATGAATAATAATAACGTTTTAAGGATTCACATAAAGAACTCCCAGCCTGTAGATGTTTCAGACTTCACGAAAACGATGAGCGCTTTTGGAACGCTGTTCTCCAACTTCGCCCAAAAGAACGGGAAGTCAAAAGAGGAGGCTAACGCAAAGCTATATGTCAGTAAAATAATAGAAGGAAGTATTGACATACATCTCGTAGAGCTAGCGTCCTTGGCGGTTATTCCATTCGTGGAAAATTCTAATTTGATACTTGACTTCGCCAAGCACATTAAAAGTATCTATGATTATTTCGTCTTGTCTAAAGGCGACGAACCTGAGTTGAACGTACCGGAACTTAAAGGCGTTCATGATATGGTGTCCATACCGGCAAATGACAGGAACGGCTTAATGACCGTCCAAGTAATCAACGACAACGCAGGCAATGTCATTTTCGAGGGATGTACATTCAATCATATTGAAGGCAACGGTATACAAAACCAATCGGATAACGCATTAAAGGAGAGAAAGGCGCTATCTAATGAGGGAGATATCTACAGGAAACAATTGATGACCATATATCAAGTCAGGAAGGATGGCGCTGACAGAGGTAACAAAGGAGTTATTGACGCTATATCAGACAGGAAATTAGGATTAGTGTTTGACTCTGACACGCTAGAGGACGATATTCTAAGATCGGCTCAAAATCCAATGCTGAAAGGTTACATCGTTGACGTGATCGTTCAGACGGTACAAGGGAAACCAGCCGCCTATAAGATAATGGCATTGCATGACGTGATCGATTTAGATTAAAATCTCACCCAATCATTGATTAACGAAGCGGAATAGAAAGTATCTTTTCCGCTTTTTTCATAAAATCATTTGGCATTTTGAATTTGAGTTGTATCTTTGCGATGTTTTCCCGTCAAGAAAACATTTACATATTAGTATCTAAGGTGGATTTTTTATATCCATCCGATTGCTTATATCTGCAAAGATAAAGAGCTGTTCGTATTCCTTTGTAGGCTACCTCAGATACTGATGTAGTGTTTCTTGGCGGAAAAATAAGGAAGCGAACAGCTTTCTTTTTGTACATAACTCAAATTTCAACTGCAATGCCAAGAAACTTGAAATCTGCGAGTGTAACGAACAACAGTAATTGCACAACCACGTCCGCTCACGAAACGAGCATCTTCTCATGGCGCACAATCGCCAAGCTATTAACCTTCATATCATCCGGATTGCTCGAATGCGATAACCGGGATGATGTTATAGGCTATGTAAAGGTTCTCATCTTATTAATGACAGCTTTCATATTAGCAGGAATGGAAGGAGGTGCGTTATGAATACGCTTACCCAACGTCAGCAAACCATCCGTATCAACCGCCTATCCAAGGAGAACGACCAGCTCGCCAAGGAACTTGAGCACGTGAAAGAACAGCTCAGATGGTCACGCATCACGTCTTCGCAAGAGACGGAGCTAAAGAACGCTTGCTTCTTCTTCATCGCCGCAAAGGGGCTATTCACCGAATGGCACGAGTGGCACGACAAGAGGATAACAGAGAGGTTGATGGACGAGATCAAGAGGACTATCAATAGCCCTACCCTACTCACGTATTAAGATTTTAAAAGCCCCGGTCTAGGCCGGGGAGTATATTGTATTGTCTAAAAAATAAAACTACATAAAAATGACACACCTAAAAAGAAATAAGCATGGCACGGATAAGGACAATTAAGCCTAAATTCTGGGACGATTCCAAAATAGGTAAGATCAGCAGAGACTCCAGACTCCTATACATAGGATTATGGACTTTCTCCGATGATGTCGGCGTTGTGATCGGTGACACTATATGGTTAAAGTCTAAGATATTCCCGTATGACCAAATTCAGGTTCAACAGTTTGAGAAATGGTTATCAGAGCTTGCGACAAATGGATTTATATGTCAGTTCTCTTATAATAATGAGAATTTCATATATCTGCCTAACTTCGCTCGGCATCAAGTGATAAACCGACCGAATGTTGACGATTTGAACATACCTAAACACAAGTTAGACAATATCTTATCTAAATTCACAGAACAATCACTGATTGATCACGGAACATTCACTGAACGATCAGTGCCTATAGAGGAAGAGGAAAAGGAAAAGGAATATATAACAGAAGATTCTAACGAATCTCCTGTATGTGCGACTTCACAGCCGCACGATGGACGGATTGATTACGCGGAACTTATCAAATTTTTCAATGAAAAAACGCAAGGCGCGTTCGGAAATATACGTATGCCTCTGTCTGACAAGCGAAAAGGTATGATAAACGCACGTATCAAGACATACGGGAAAGAAACCTTCGCGAGGATGATACAAATGGCATTAAACAGTGATTTTCTCAAGGGTCAGAATAAAAATGGCTGGCGAGCTTCTTTTGACTGGCTTATCAAGCCAACTAACTTCGAGAAAGTAATATCAGGAAATTATGACAACAAAAATAGGGCAAATACTCAACAATGCAACCGTGATCCAAACGAGTTCCTTAGAAATATCGCAGAGGGAATCGCCCGAGCCGATTTCGAGGAATCCAAACGGTGAGTGCAGCGTAAGTCTCTATACCGGGGATTTGGCAGATCCACGGGAAATAGCCGTATCTATCAGCAGATTGATGACCGCATTCCCAAAAATGGGAGATCCGTTCTTCAATTTGTTAGCGGAAAGGGTAAGGGCGAATAAGTTCACCACAAAACGGCTAAATGACGCTATCAACCATCTTATTGACAATTTCAACTACAAGGAGCTTAACATAGCGGATATCATCAAGTTTGACAAGAGAGCCAAGCTATACTCTTACAACGACGTATGCAAGATGGTATCCAAGGGAGAGGCAACGTTCTCGGACTTTGCCGTTAAAGAGATCAATGGGACACATTACAGGGTAAAGAAAACTGATATAGAGTAACATGGAAATAACAGAGAGATTGAGAAACACCCCTACCGGTTTGATCGTGTTGTTGGTAGGAGACATGAAAATTATCGTGGAAAAGTACAGGCCGTACTACAACGGGCAGAACAAGATCCCGTGCAGGGGATGCGTCTTCCGGGACGAGGGAGCTAGATTTTGCGAGTACTCATCTGCTTGCATGGCCCATCTGAGGCCGGATCATGAAAGCGTAGTTTTTGCTAAAACCAAGGAGATATGACACATGGATATAGGAGAATGTGCTGTAGCTGCCATAGAAAATTTGACAAATCAAAAGAAGGAGTAAAGAATAATGTTAAACGAAAAAAATAAGAAAGGAATATTTGCCAGAGAAGGAGGCCGGTTAACTCACGGATCTCTGTTCTCTGGCATTTAGGTTGGCGGCTTTGACCTTGCCGCCGAATGGATGGGATGGGAGAACCTGTTCCATTGCGAGATAAATGACTTTTGTAGGGAGTTTATAACTAAAAGATTCAAGGGAGTAAGCTATAATGACATCACGACGACAGATTTCTCTATTTGGAGAGGACGAGTGGACATTCTTACAGGAGGATTCCCATGCCAAGACGCAAGTAAGGCAAAACAATTCGGGGAAGGACAGCTCGGGCTTGGGGGTGAGCGAACGGGACTTTGGCGGCATATGGCGCGTGCGATCGACGAGATCCGGCCACGATGGGTTGTCGCAGAGAATGTTGCTAACATCACAAGAGTTAACGACGGAAGAGATTTTGCAAAGATCCTCGATGAGCTGGCCCGACTGGGGTATGATGCGGAATGGAAGATTATGTACGCTTCAGATGCGGGTGCGCCCCATAGAAGAGCGAGGTGTTACATGGTTGCTCACACCGACGGCATCCGATTACATGAGGGAGAACCTTTCTTCTCCAATGTATGCCAAGAGATTATCAAGGAGCGCAGGATGCTTTCCGGAACACCTATATCGGTTGGGGTTACGTGGGCTGGTCAACCACCGGTTTGTAGCTTGGATTATGGGTTTTCCAGAAAATCATCTGAGTTGTATGGCAAATCTCGATTGAAAGAGGAGGTATTTCATGCCTACGGAAACGCCATCGTCCCACAAGTAGCATTTGAGATATTCAAGGCGATAGAAACATCAACCTTTCATCATAGTTGAAAACTGCATTCATCCATGATGAGATAAATAAAAAAAATACAGAAATGGAAAAAGAAACTATAAAAAACAAAGTATTTGAGATTATAGAGGAGATATGTTGCTGTAAGAATCAGCCACTTACGATGGAATCCAAGCTGGAGGATGATCTATGGATGGACAGTCTTGACGAGGCTGAACTCATGATGGAACTAGAAAAAGAGTTTGGCATATTGATCCCGGATGATGATGATGATTCCGTACGATGCCTTACCATAAAGGACGTGGTTGACTATATGATCCGGAGGATGGAAGAATGAGAAAGTACAACGATTGGGAAGAGATCGACAAGGACACGAACGGACTTGTCACGTCGCTGACCTACATGGTCCTCTTCGTGAACGACCAAGTGTATAACTACACCGTATCGCTCATGGAGGCCATAAGGAATAGCGAGCACTACAGGCATAACGCCAAACGGACGGCCAACGCTATCGAGAAAGAGATAGACGCTTATAACACCAACATCTTCCGGATAGCCAAGGCTAACAAGGAGGCGTTAGCGGAGATAACGCAAAGCATGGAGGAGGACGTGCAACCTCATATAGACCGGTATTACTACACGATCAGCCAGATATTGCTGGATCACGGGGTATCGGGCATGACGAACCGGATCGCCTCGTTGTCGTCAACGATAAACATGCTAGCGCAGATGTCGAGGATCACGATAAGCGATTTCGGTGACAGGATGCGGAGGATCGTTCCTTTGGCGTACAATCCCCTATCCTATCTGACACTGGACAAGGTGGAATATCTGAGCGACCGGTTATCAAGCGAGGTCACCGGAAAGGACGTGAGAATAAACTTAAACGAGCAGCCCGGGATCGTGAAGGCGTTCACGGCGATAACGAACGCTATACTTGATCCGAGGGTATTCAATAAGGCTTTTGAGAAAGCCGGGTGATTTTTTTCAATGATTTTATTTGGCGTTTTGGAAAGAAGTGGTACATTTGTAGCGACTATCATACTCAAGAGGCAGACGGAAGCCTGCCATATATAGCGGGCATTTTTTATGCTTGTAAGATCGATGTATCTAAGATATACGGCTTGTACCCCCGTGGTGAACTGTAATGGGACACCAGCCTCTTGAGGTGATAGTCAACGGGAAAGGCAAGCCGTTTTTCTTTGCCTATAATGCCAAAAAAATGACTATCGATATGGCAGAAATTACAACAAACGTAGGGGCGTTAATCCCCATCACAGAAAGCAACGGAAAAAGAGCCGTTAGCGCAAGAGCTTTGTACGACTTTTTAGGTTGTACGGAAAGATTCCAGTCTTGGTTTGACCGACAACTACAGTACGGTTTCGACGAAAACAAGGACTATGTAGGGTGTAAAGTATTTAACACCCTTGCGAATCAAGAACTTCAAGATTACGCAATGACATTAAACATGGCGAAAGAAGTATCAATGATCCAAAGAAGCGAGAAAGGTAAGCAAGCCCGCCGTTACTTTATCGCTTGTGAGGAAAAACTGGAAGAAAGCAAATCAATTAACCAATCCAGACCAGTGTCCGTCACCCCGACAAAAGTCCGGGCCGGAATAGAATGGGTGAAGGGCGTAAGCGAGATGCTGAACCTCAATGACGTTTCCAAGCTGTCTTTGCTTGAGAAAGTAGCCACCCCTCTTGGATTGCCCTTGCCTGACTACGTCCCGTCGAAGGGCGTGATGAAATCGGCCACTGACTTACTCAGCGATAAAGGTTACAAGGTGTCAAGGAATCAATTCTACAAAAGGGCTATCGAGCTAGGATATATCGAACGTATATCCCGTAAATCCTCTAAAGGGAATACCAAATATTTCAACTCCATATCCAAGAAAGGACTCGAATACGGAGAGAATCAAATAAACAAGAACAACCCGAAGGAAACGCAACCGGAGTGGTATGTGGACAAATTCGATTCTCTTATGTCCGTGTTAGGATTTTCTAAGATGGAGGAGTTGAACTATGCTAGCTAAACAATACGACTTTACCTCGTTCAACGAGTTCATGAACAAGATCACCACGCCCTCCGAGGTGTGCGACCAACTGATGGACTTGGTATTCAACTACTTATGGTGCATCAACGAGGAAACGGTGGATCGCTTCAAGGACGATATCGCCACGATCTATATGTTGCTTGGGGAGTTCAAGCATGAGAAATAAAGAACTAATCGCTCTATTACAAGAGCAAGACCCGGAAGCGGAGGTCATTATAGAAACATCCGATAACTATACCTACGATATAGTGGACGTTACGTTTGAGGAACAAATTGAGTGTGTGGTTATTCATGAGGGATAGATATGGAAGAGGAAATAAAAAAATGTCCCGAGTTTCCCTTTTTCGGCGCATCTTATCCAGACGCAATATGCTGTGACGGCTATCTATGGGATCTTGACTCATATGATAGCGAGGTTGGGGGATTGACCATAGGCGGGGATGTCCCCTGCCCTTTCTGCAAGACCGATGAGTTTATAGAGTACGATCCTTTTGGTTTATTATACGTAGGGAATGACAAGGAGAAAACACGTGAATGGTATTTTTCTTACATCGAAAAATTAAGGGAAGATATAGATAATAAGAAATATTTTAACAACGAATTATAATATGAATCAAATTTGCACGAATAAAAAACAATCATCACGCCTGTTAGAGGCCGGGGTGAGACCGGAGACGGCGGACATGGTTTTACTATATGTTGACGATGAAAGCAATATAGCGCCATGGGAGGATATCCGTAAAGACGAAAAAGGAAAGTTTTTCTATGATGTATATGGAGAGACATACACTTTGACAGAAAGTGTACTTCTTAGAGATAGCCCTGATTACGATCATTCATATCAAGACGATTGTCCCGCTTGGTCTCTATCCAAGATGATAGACATGCTTCCTGCCACGATTTCACAACGCAACCGACCCGATTTAAGGTTGGAAATCACAAAAGATAGCGTGTATTGGTTCATCCAATACACAGAACTGGGATACGACTGCAAGCATGAGGTTATGAAAAAGAATGTCTTAGATGCTGTTGTGAATATGATTGAATGGCTTATCAAGGAAGGATACCTTGACAAGAAATACCTAACAGATAAATGCGGCGATTGCCGACTTATCGAGGATGAAGACGCTAACGGGGACGCTTGGTGTGCTTTCCATCAAAAGATGGTAAAGTGCGATAGTAGAGCTTGTGAGGATATTTTAGAGAAAGGAGGATCAAATGATTAAGGTAATACTACCCGCAGTCATTATGCTTTTAGTAATATTCATATTATCCTCCGGAATGACAATACAGTTTAAGCCTTTCCATATATCTTTTTCCCAACCCTTCTTCGGCCTAGGACTCATATTGATGATAATAGGATTTATGTTATGCTTAGGTTCTTTTTATTTCAAGGGCCGTGATAATATGGGATATAACAAGGGGTTTGAAGCTGGATGCGAATATGTGATAGGTTTAATTAAAAAAGAAAATAAATATGAGCAAGATTGATTTCAACGCACTCCGTGACCGTGCGTACAAATGCGCATGCGAGCACGGGTTTCATGGGACGGAGTTAAGCAATGGGCATCTTCTGATGCTAGTGATAACAGAGCTTTCGGAAGCCGTGGAAGCGGATAGGAAAGGAAAATATTTCAAAGGTATATCGACTTTTGAGCGTGAGTTTAACCGTTATTACGCTTTAGTTGATGAAAACAAGTGTTTTGAACGCGCATTTGAGAAATATGTCAAGGATACAGTACCCGATGAAATGGCCGATGCGGTTATCCGCTTGCTAGACCTTGCCGGATCTATAGATATCAGCCTTGATGATATCTACGATTTAACGAATGAACCGGAATATAAAGACTGGGATGATGCTTTAAAGGAAATGTCTTTTACTGAGAGGATGTTCTTTTTGACATCTATCCTAACCGAGGATAGAGATATAGCGGAAGTTATCAAGGCTTCTATCGTAATTATATTTCTCTATGCGGACTTGCTCTATATAGATCTCTTATGGCACATCGAGCAGAAAATGAGATACAACGAATTAAGGGAGAATAAGCATGGAAAGAGATATTGATATGAGACAGACGATAGAGGAAGCGGCAAAAGAATATTTAAGCCAGCTCCCATGGGAGGAAGGTGATAAACTCGCCTACCATATATGCGAGTTTGATTTTAAAGCTGGATTTAAATCCGGTGCCGAATGGCAGGCAAAACAATCCCCGTGGGTAAGCGTGAAGGATCGGCTACCGCCATCCGGAGAAGAGGTTCTGTTATTTGATATAAATTCTATAAGACATCTTGTCTTAGGCTGGTTAAGAGAGAATAAAGGATATAATAAAAGTATGTGGGCTTTGTCAAATGGTCATGTTGATGATGAAGACATTACACACTGGATGATAATACCTGAAAATCATGGATAATTCAATAAAATGCCCATTCTGTCATTCGACTAGATACATAAAGGGATCTTTTCTCTGTGGGTTATATAATTGCAAATGTCTAAATTGCGATAAGTTATTTCTGGTCACGGTAAATGATGGTAAAAATATTTATATGATCGAGAAACGTAGCAAAAATGAATAGTATTAACCGAGCCTTCCCGGGAAGGCTCATTATTTAAAAGATATGAAACAGATAGATGGTAAAACATTAAATGAATGGATTTCCATTGAAACAAGAAAAAGGACAGTTTCGTTCTGGGGAGAAGATTACGATATTGAACCTGTAATATGTAGTAAGGTTCAAGGAGATGGTTTACAACTCGTTTATGTTCAGTCCTTGGATCAGCGTCCAAACTATTGGCTTCTTCGTATTGATAGCAAAATCAATGTTGAAGATGATGACTTTGACGTTGAAACATTGCTTGAACCTCTTGAAGAGGAATTTGGAAGGGAGCCAGAGTATTACTGCCATGATGAAAATGAATTTATCAAGGCTAAGAAAGACAAAAAACATCCGGGACATGATTATGCTCGTGATTATGATTTATACAAAGAGTATGAAAAAGCCTTTGATTTCCCATGCGTTTGGTGGCAGGGAGGGTTTTATGGTTCCATTGTGAATTTTGGTACTAAATAGACTCAAAACTAAAAAGAAGTGAATATGGCAACAAAATATAAAATAAAACAACATGTGTGGTGTACGAACGAAAGGCATAAGTCGGAAGTCGGCGTTATCGCTGAAGTCGTGGAAGAAAAGTCTTTAGTTAAAACCAAAGATGGGGCACGTAAAGAAAACCTTTATTGTGTTATGCTCCATTATCCTAACGGGAAAATGTATTTCGAGGAATTTTTTGAATCAGAGTTAGAGTTAGTACAACATTAATAAATGATGAATTTATGGTATTATCACCTGAAACAGTCAATGCATATAAAGAATTGCTGACAAATCCCCAAAAACATGGCTTACAATTTAAGCCACTACATGAATGTTTTGAAGAAATAGAAGAAGTAACCCCAAAACATTTATTGTTTGAAGACTTCGCAAATTACCTTCAAAAGCCTTTACCCAAAGTGATATTTTATATCATAATGGATGAATTGTACTCTCATCTGATAGATAAGGATGAGAAAACTAACAACTTAGGATATAGATTGAAATTAGTAGCTAAACCGTAAGAAATCATGAGTAAAAGTAATCATCAAATCGAAGTTGAAAAACTTAGCAAAATAGAATCTGAACTGCTCAGATTAATATCTGACTCGGGAAACGAGGAATTACAAAATAAGTTTCTTGAGTGGCAGAGACAAAGAGCTATCTGCAATGTGTCATTGGTTACGGAATTAGAGCATTCTATTAATAATAAATAACCATGAGATTAAGACACGCCAGCATATGTATTGGACGGAGGCCGGGAAGAAGTTCATCCTTGATTTGTATAACCTTAAAATTTCAGCCTAATGAGAGATAAACCTTTTTATGAGCTGTTATCACGCATAGATGAAGACAGTTTATTGGCCAACTTTTTCAATAAGGTGTTAGGGAATTTGGATATGGCGAGAATCATATCCGCACCCCGTACTTTTCGTCATAAAGATGATGAAAATAGCCGATATTGCATTGATCTTTTTTATGATACATGCTTGTGGGAAATGTATCTTCATCAATTCATATACAAGCTGAATGGATGGATAAAAACACTGGATGAATACCTGACAGAGTTTGGTGGGAGCTGGAAATATTACGCTTCCTCGAAACGTGTCGAGAGCGTTAATGAATATGGCGGCGATGACGATGACTATAACGAGGATGGAAGCGTGAAAGTCATGGATATTCCCAATGACAGGCTTGAGCCTTACTCAGTCATAAGGGAGTTGGTCTGTGATGATTGGACAGATATAGTTCAAGAGACCATCCCGAAAGATTTGGAGAGGCTATACGGATGCCTACAAGCAGAGGCTAATTTATCCATAGCGGATTTTTTCAAGGACAAAATGGGAGTTGATATACCTATGTATCAAAAAGATGACAATGGCAATATGGTTAAGATGGGATTCGCAGACAAAGTATTGCATAAAGCCGCTGAACAAAACAATTCAGAGGTCATGGGATCGTATGTATTGTTGGCATGCTATTGTATGCATGATCTTGTCTCCGCCATAAAATCGTTAAATCCATTTGAAGACAACGTGGAGGCATTGACTAGCGTAAGGAATGACTCAGTGCGGTTTCTATCCATGTCCTTTAGTAATATGGATGTCGTAAAAAAATACATGTCATCATAACAGGCACATCAAGGCCATCTAAATGCAATAGGTTTTGATCAATATGTCAAAACCTATTACTTATATCATATAATTTTATCGCAAAAAATGGAACAGCAAGATATTTCATTATCCTATGGGATACACCGTTCTCCATCTATTGGAAACGAGGGGGAATTATCAGAATGCGTGAATCTGATACCAAAGAATGGCGAACTGGTGAATATACAGCCTCCAAAAGAACTAGGCATAACCCTTCCGGAAGGATCGATACTTATGTACGTGCATCGGACAAAGGATCTCCTTCACTATATCTTTTTCCAGACGAATGTTTTACGCTATGCGGATACGGACGGAACGACCCATCTTATAGGGGCGAACCAATATGACAAAATTCCCAAAGCTATCACGTCCATAGGAAACACCTTGATTGTAATAAGCGAAGATCCTATAAGATATTTACTTTGGGATGGAGAGTTTTATAAGGAATTAGGAGATAAGCCCCCCTTCCCTATCCTGTCATTCGGATTGGTAGGATCATTGGATAAGACCGAACAATTGTCCGTATCCGTTGATCCTCCCTATAATGGAGCCTTTACGGAAGATCAACTATCAACTATCAGTAATTCCGTAATGGGATATGTCTCAAAATTTATCAGGGAGAGAAATGTAGATCGAGGCATGTTTATATATCCGTTCTTTATTCGTTACGCTTATAGACTATATGACGGAACGTCTTACATGCAATCAGCCCCGATACTGATGATACCATCGTCCGGAGTAACTCCTCACGTTCCATTTACTATTGACGTGGACACAGAGGATTTTGACGCAAAGATCATTGTAAACTTCATTATATCCTCAGTGGTATGCTCCATTAATTACAAAGTCAGCGGAATGGGGAATCAAAGGGAATGGTGGAAGGACATAGTTAAAAGCCTTGATATATTCATAACGCCGCCAATATACACCTTTGATTATTATGGGGAGATTAATGGGGCACAAAAGATATCAGACGATAACGGTTTCGGGGTGTACTCTATAGGTGGAGGATATTACAATAGGCATACATTCGAGGAAGCCTTGTCCATAGCCCTGCCGGGATCAGGTTATACCGATCAACTCGTCTTACCCGGAAAGGCCATGGATAATAAGGTGCCGGATAATTCATTGTTTTACAAAGTAGCAAGCATAGCGTATGAGGACTTGTGCGGTTATAACGGGGGTGAAAGACGCTCTCTAACTTTAGAGGATAATGTGCTGGGATCGTTGCAAAATCGAGAGCAACTTGTTGACGCGGACGGGTACCAGAATTTAGATTGGCTAATACCTGATTATTCCTATACTTATAACCAGCGGTTAAATATAGCTAATATAAAAAGGATACTATTTGATGGTTATCCTCCGGAGTCCATGGTAACGTACAACGACGGTAGCAGCACGTTGAGCATAAAGGTTTTCATAAGAGAAGGAGAAAAGGATATCGTCGTTCAAACATCCTCCTCATATAACCTTGGTATCAATTTGCATTACCTATATTACCCCAACGCTAACGCATACAAGATGGTGATAACACGGAATTCGGACGGATACCAAGCGATCGTTACCCTCTCTCCGCATAACACGCTGAACGGGGCTTACTATTTCGACTCATACGCCCCGATCATATTTAAACCGGGCAGCGATAGCACACCAATATCAACGGACAAGTCGGTCAATATGCCAAACAAGATATATACGTCCGAGGTCAATAACCCGTTTTATTTCCCGTTGGCGGGAATAAACACGGTGGGAACCGGTGAGATCGTAGGTATCCGATCCACCACTAAAGCACTGTCCCAAGGGCAATTCGGGCAGTTTCCCTTATACGCTTTCTCTTCCGATGGGATATGGGCCTTGCAATTATCGGACGCGGGATTGTATTCCTCCATCCAACCTATAAGCAGGGATGTTTGCAATAATCCGGATAGTATCACGCAACTGGATTCCTCGATAGTATTCAGTACCGAGCGTGGCCTTAAATTATTGCAAGGCTCCGATATCAGCCTTTTATCGTCATCGTTGGAAGGAGCAAATATTGATGAGACATTCTTTAATGTCAACCCGGATTTTAGCGATCTGTTCATCCCGGACACGGAAACTTTCGTAGAGACATTGCGAACTTGTAAGATTGCCTATGATTATACGAATTCCCTATTGCATATTTATCCCAAAGGGACTAGAAAGCATTATGTATATTCTTTGGACACCGGGGAATTCTCCACTTTCGTAGGGGAAGAGGTCAAGGCCATGGCGCAAGATTATCCAAGCTCGGTGGTGCAAATAGGTAACGCCTTGTACTCACTGGAAAAATATGTCTCGGAAGATACCAGAAAAGGCATAGCGATCACACGTGCCTTGACGTTAGGAGATCCTTTCTCTTTAAAGGTACTAGTCGATCTTAGGACGTTGGGTTTACGAAAGGATGAGTCCTCAAAAATCAAGATAGCGGTATTCGTAAGCGCGGATAGGAAAAATTGGTCTCGGCTTAAATCTCTTAGGCAAAGGGCTTTTAAATACTATCGGCTCGTTTATTTCTCAAACCTATATGATTTAGATACATTATCAGGAACCAGAGTAAGATTCGAGACTAGAAGGGATTGGAGGATGCGTTAAAGTACCCCTCGGCCTAGCCGGGGGTATATGTCATTTTTTTTGCTTGTAACTGGCCGCAATCTTCAACAACTCAATAGCGGAATTAGTGTTTTTAGCGTCCTCGAACTTTATAGAGGATACCTTTGGTACCACGAACTCACTAGCTTTTAAATAAACAGCGCATTTATCCTTATCCTTTAGCTTGAGGAAAGCTTTCTTGAACTCTTCCTGATTGTCGATTACGAAATCACGGAAAAAATTCTTTATCTCCGTGTTCTTATTCCGGGTTCCCTTCTCCCTTCCTCCCATCTTCATGTGACCATTCTCAAAACCTTTTCCCATGATTTATAATCTGAAATAAACATCCTTAACCTGTGTCTCCCTTGCCTCGTTTATGATATTTCTTCGATCCTCCTCCTTTTGAGAGGCGTACATCTGTACCCTAGATGGATCTACCATCCTATACCAAAAAGATAATACGCTATCAACCACGAAACGGTGGATATAAACGGCCAATCTCCTCGGATCTCCACGCCATCCTCTTTCCATCACCAAGTTTATGATCCATTCCCTATCATCCTTCACCTCGTCCGTTACGGCACGGCTCTGAACCCAAGGGGAAAACGCCCGTAAATGGCCGGTAGCCTCCGACAACGCGTCATTCACTTGACGAAACATCCAATCCGCCGTTTCCTCTGAGGTCTCCAGCCCAGCTCTTTCCTTTCCGGGAAGGCCCGATACATCCCCAACCTTCCATGTCTCGAAATCCACGTCATACTCAATCTCGCACCTCAATAGCGTTATCGTTAACTCAAATCCACGCATATCGACACGTGGCTGTATGATTTTCCTGTCTCTCATATTTCTCCTGTTTCTATAATGACATCATCAACAATGACATCATCGATATCCTTAAACGGCTTCCTCTTGCACTTTCGAGGGGCTTTCCTTGAATAGGCGGTTTCCTCGATCATGGACGCTATACCCTTTAACTCCTCCTCTAGCTTTCCGGCTAGTTCCTCAAAGTAAATCAGGCACCAATTCCAAAGGACGAACCACACCACATATTTATGGGCCAAGGTCGCCAACGACTCGCCATCATATCCTCCACGACGATCCTTCATGCGCAACACCCAATTCACGGCATCGGTATCCAATGAATCATCCGAATCGCCGGGTATATCCTCCAAGATACCGGACAAGGAAACCTTTAAGGTCGCCACCGCCTCCTCTATCTTGCGTCTTATAAAAGTATCATCGGCCTCGTTATCATCGGACTGCGAGGAGAATCTTTTACCGGGATCCTCCTTTCTCATATCTCCCAGCCTCCACGTCCACTGGTCTATGTCATGCTTTAAATATGTCCAACCTAGATTTATGTCCATATCATGCTTTTTTTAATAGCGGGGGATTCTTCCTGTATATGTTCTTCACGCACATGACGGACATATCCTCCCACAAAGATTTATAAACCCCTATCCTATCAGGCTTCCGATCGGAAAGCCAACTCATCATGAAATAACCAACCAGAGCGTCCAACAGGTTCTCGTCCAGTTTCCTGTTGACATTCCAACGTGTATCCTCCGTCCTGACCTCCCATACGAACCCTTTTTCCGAATAAGCGGAAGAGGTTATGATTTTGGCCATACCTTCTTCAAGAACCCTCGCCGCCTGTTCCAGATATGTCCTTATAAGAGGCCTGTCCTGTTCCGTTATCTTTATCTTTAGATATAGGCTTTCCCCGCTATCCCCGACGAGATCACGTCCCTCGAAGCTGGATAGCATCTCGCATTTATCTATCGCCTTTATATATTCAAACTCATATGTCATTTGTGATCCTTTTCTGGCAAAAATAGGGCTTTAGGTATGATTATTTTGTTATTTTGGTTATTCTGACAAAACCAAGTCCTTTTATTCGATTTATTTGCGATTAAAAAGACCAATCATGAAACGACTTATTCCTAAATCTCGGTTTTCCCGACGCCCCACGACGGTTGATAGCGTCAAGCACCGCGTCAAGATATCAGGCACGGACAAGACCAACATACCTTTACTGTCTAGGTGCCAAAACGCTTGGGAAAACCTTAGCGATTTCAGGGCCACCCGTCTTCGTAATTGCCGTTACGTGTTCGGTGACCAATGGGGTGATATCGTGGTGGACAAGGACGGGAAAAGAACGAAGGAACGCGATAGGATAGCGAGGCGTACGGGAGGGGTCGCTTTGCAGAACAATCATCTTTTCAAGATCGTAAATACATTGGCGGGGTTATACGCAAAGACCGCTACCCTTCCCGTATGTTTCGCCCGGCAGAAAGACGCGGATACCAAGTCACAGATGATGACGGACGCTTTACAGACCAACTGGGAAAATAACCTTATGAAAGATGTCCTCACCTCTGAGATGATAGAGTTTATTTGCGGTGGATGCGCCGTGGTAACGGAAGAATGGTCTAGCCATGACGATATAGAGGACAGCTACACCTACGTGGTCAACCCTTCCTATTTCTTCTATGAGTCGAAAGCCAATGATCCAAGGCACTGGGATGATTCCTTGATCGGGGAGATCCGTGACTATACATTAGGCGAGCTGGCCTCGGTATTAGCGGAGTCCGAGTATGATTACAGGCAATTGGAGGAGATTTACTCACCTTGGCTCAATCGTATGGAAAATCTGGGAACCCAGCAGACAGATCGTTTCATGGACGAGTCTTTTGACACGCCTCCCGCCGCCGACCTGTGCCGGACCTACCATGTTTGGACACTGGAGAACAAGCCTAGATACCGTTGCGTGGATATCATGGACACCGATGATCCTATATACAGGATAGAGCTTAGCGATCTTCCTGTTATCAAGAGAGAGAACGAGGATCGTATGCGTATGGGAATATCTCAGGGATTACCACCGGAGGAGATCCCATTGATAGAATACACCTATATAATAGATCAATATTGGCATTTCCAGATGCTATCACCGGACGGACGTGTACTTACCGAGTATGACACGCCTTATGAGTATAAGTCTCACCCCTATGTTTATAAGTTACACTATTTGGTGAATGGGAGGACAGTCCCTTTTATTTCCGTTATCATAGATCAGCAACGATACATCAACCGGCTGATCATGCTTAACGACTTGGCTATCCAATCAGCGGTAAAGGGAGTAAAGATGATCCCTAAAGACTCCGTTCCGGACGGGATGTCCAATCGTGAGTTCGCCGAGCAATTCGTTGAGATCGGATCATTCATTTTTTACGAGCCGTCCAAGAGCGGGAACAAACCGGAGGTCATAACATCGAACTCTACCAATATCGGTACCACGGAGCTATTGCAATTACAATTGAGTTTCATAAACGATATAACGTCCGTGTCGGAAGCCTTGCAAGGGAAAACCCCGTCGGGATCAACGGCGGCAAGCAGATACGCCATGGAAACACAGAACTCCACTACGTCTATCGCTACGTTACTAACCAAGTTCTCCACGTTCGAGGCCGAGATCGCTCGTAAAAAGATGAAAACGATCCATCAATATTATCAATCCCCAAGGAATATATCGATGGAGAGATCCGCGGGTTATGCCACTTATAATGAGTATGACCCGAAGACAGTCCAAGATATAGATTTCAAGGTCAACATCAAGGAATCCGCTGAATCTCCGGTAGCGAGAATGATGTTAAACGACTTGGTGAAGGAATTATGGATGGCCGGAGCCATTTCCGCAGAGCAAATGTTATCACTATCATATTACCCCGGATCAGACCAGATACTTCAGTCCATTCAATCCAACAAACAAGCGGTTGAGCAAGGTGGAAATATCCAAGGTATCCCATCGGATCAAATGAACGCGATCAACGGACATGTTGATCAAGATGCGCTCAATAAGGCACGACAAGCCTTGATGTCAGCATAGAGGATAAAGTGTAATGTGTAATGTCACTTTCTTTTCCCTTCTATGCTCATCAGGTACCTTATCCTAGCCTTAATCTCATGAAAGTTTATAGGCTCGAACGACAACGATTCTATAAGGCGGTCTATCTCCCGTCTTACAGAATCGTTTCTTTTCTTGTTATGTGATCGTGGCCTAATCATCCATGGCACACATATAAATCCAGACCTTGCCTTCAGGAGCGTCATCATCCATGAAGTAGAAATTGACAGCGTCCTCGATGATCTTTTTCTCGGCATCCGGACCGAACCATTCAGAGAACTTTGCCTCCTTGTCATGCCAGTTCGCATTAAGAGCGACGTAAACATCCCAAATATTAGCGTTGCCCGGTACGCTCATACCTTTTATAGCGGTAGCCACCTGCTCCATATTCCAGTGCTCGCCTTTATGCTCTCCCGCCTTGCCTTTATGACGCATTGCCGCCACGTCCATCCTAGCAAAGCACTCATTATAATGAGGTCCGCAAAAAACCTCATGTATATCACGTATGGCCTCGTCATACTTCTCGGGATCTTTTTCCTTTAGACACTCCATCGCCTCGTCCAGTTCTCCTATGGCCTCCCACATCTTTTTTTCGGATACCATCCCTTTTGAGTGGTAATCCTTCATCAGTTCTTTGTAACGCATGATCTTGCATTTTAAACATTAATGAATCAAGCGCCGGGAGCCGCTGGAAAGGTAGCGGAAATAGTCAATGGGGTAGCCAAACTTACACCGTAGGCACGGTTACAGCACTTGACGTTCTCGGGCGTGACTTGGGTAACGAGAGGGGTAAGAGATATCGTGGGAACAGCGCCAGCGGCCCCGATAAAAGCTACCTTGAATTGCTCGACCCATTGCTTGGTAACCGTCCTGCAGGATCCCTTGGGCGTATAAGCCACAAGTACGGCGGCATTGATCGTAACCGTCGTTTGCGTATTCACCGTACTTTGCTCGGCGACGGTGAAATTGACTATGCCGGTAGGCTGTACGCCATTGTCTGCGCAATAGGCCTGACATAAATTCTCCACTACATTAGTCAAGTATTGTTGGCTGGTAGCGGCGATCGCAATTGGTGTTAATTGAATCATGATCGTAATTATTATTGATTATTTATTTATCCACATCATCACCTTGTGGAATAGGTTCTTCTGTCAATACCTCGTATGAGCCGGTCTTTTCCGGGACCGGAAGATTGTAACGCAACAACGTCCTTAGTTCCTCCAAGTCATCGGTCTCGAACTCGACCTTTCCCTCAAACAGGGAAAGCCCGCCGTTTCTTATAGCGTCCTCCACCACCTTGTGCGCCAACTCCGGGATAGCCTCATCGGGGATGCCTTGAAGGTACCGAGCCAACATCGGCTCAACTAATGAGGATGACAATCCGTCTAGCAATGGGGATATCTCCTTGGATATGCTCCACATGGGACTTACCCAACCCGTGGAGCGTAACTTAGCGTCTATGTTCGCTATGAAAGGAAGTTGTCCCAACCGAGTTCCCAAGAGACCTTGGATAGCGGGCTGTGCCCACTTATTGAGCACAGCCGCCAGTTTTTGAGCGTTAGAGTACATGGCCATCATCAATTACATCCGCAACATCCCGTATCACAAACCTTACGCTGCGGGATCACCAACTCGCTCAATGCCGCTAGATCCGCGATCTGCTGTTGCATGCATTTCAATGTAGCGGTGTTAGTCCCATTGTAAACGGCTTGGTTCATGTTAATTGAGGCTTGTTCCTCCTTGTTCCTGTTGATGATTGTCAACAAGCGGTCATAAACATCCGCCAACTTTTGGTCAGTGTAAGTGTTGGATTTCAACAAGGCGATCTCAGAGTCCTTAGCGGAAATCTTATCCATCATTCCAGCCTCATAGCGGGAAATAGGCCTGTCTTCGGATGTGATTACCTCAACCGGACCGCCATATCCAGCGTTCCTTACGTTGCCACAACCACCCAAAAGATTCCCGGCGTTCAATCCCAAGAAAGAAGCGATACCTGCGGAAGCTCCCACGGTGTTGTAATTACCTTGGCCTTGCCCGGTGACACTGTACTCCTCACCATTCATTCCTTTAATTCTCATAACCTAGATTTTTTAATGATCATGTCCGGGTATCCCGGACACCACAAAAATCCAGAGAAGTCCATACCATGGGAAATATCTTGTTCCTAGCTTATTCCTTATTCATTCCTAGTTTGTTCCTGACCTCCCGGTCAAGCATATGTATCATCCAATTACGCCTTATCCTATCTGGAAAATCGTTCTTGATCCTATTAACGCCCCGTCTGGTAAGCCCTGTAAGATCGGCCACAACTTTCTCCGAGTACCCCTTATCCAAGAGTATTATAATGAGGATACCACGGGCGTTAACGCATTCCTCACGGTTAAATGACATCATGTCTACGGGATCAACCCCGCATACCTCACCTGCGATACAAATCACTCGCTTGTAAAACTCTTCGACCTTGTTCATATTCATATTTTAATTGAACATTAATAAAGCCACGCATGTTATATCAAGGAAGCCCCGAAAAACACACATGGCTTGGCTATGTTTTCCTTCGTCCGGGTCGAATCAGAGAAGGAATAGGGGCTTTACCCCGCACGCATTCATAAATAAATATTAAGCTCGCTTGATCGTGAGATTCGGTGGGCTTAACCTTTTTCACCAAATCCTATAGAACCCGCCTATCCCGACATAGGGTGACAAGCCATGCTTTCCGATCCCATAACCGGCTATCGCTCCGATTCCCCATCTACGGGGGGAGATCGTCTTGGTTATATACTCAGTCTTGCGATAAACCTCGATGTAGTCAAGATTAGGCTTATAGCCGGATATTGACAGCCGGTAATCATCCGTCTTGTACTCCTTGCTGGTTATCGGCACCGGGACATATACAGGTTCCTTTACCGTGTCGCCGTCTAATGTAATGTAGACAGGAAAAGGCTCCGGTATCGTCCGCACCAATGTCTCGTAAACAGGATACGGGATACTGTCATGGATCGTGTCGGTTATTAATACGGTATCGGATTTAGACACGACTTTATCAGTCACATCCCCCCGGATATGGTAGCCAGCCGTGAAACTGGCTACCAAGCACACTAGTATTAATATTACTTGCCAAGGTTTCATATATTGCGATACTCCTCCTCGGCATTAAAACACGGACACATCTTCATCCACTCGTCCGGTTCAATCTTACCGTTACCGTTAAGATCCGGGGATAGGTCACGATGACCGCAGATCCTACTATCCGGGAACTGTACGACCAAATCCAACAACAGCCTTATAATCGACTGTCTCTGTGCCTCCGTACGTGTATCATCCGGATTCCCGTCCGGATCAAGACCACCCTCATAGCATATTCCTATACTGTTCTTGTTATATCCGGTCACATGAGCCGGAATCAATTCCAATGGACGCATAGATACTATCTCCCCGCTCTTCCGGATATAATAGTTATAACCCGCGGAGTTGAATCCTCTCGCCTTGTGGTCTCTCTCTAATTGCTCAGGGGTATAATCCTTATCTACCCTAGTGGCTGAACAATGGATCACGATCAAGTTGATTTTCCGGTTAATCGTTCTCATATCAATTATTTTTTATACTTTTATGCGCTTTGTTAACCTTGCTATCCTCCCTTGCGAAAGACAGGAAGCTAAAATTTATCCAGCTCCCCTATCCTTTTGGATCAGGGGAGCCTTTTTTATTCTTTGTCTTGTTATACTCATCCAAGAAATTGACCTTACTAATGAATTTTACGGCGGCAACCCAATACAAGAAGGCTATCACCTTGTTATCCGGGAATACCTTGCCCATGTTCTTCAATACATTAGTACCATAAAACCATATCATCGCCCACGTGATCCAAGATACGAAAGCCTTGGCGTTATCCTCCGATATATCCATCATCACACCTACCCAGAATGAGATAATTATGATCAGGAAATAGATTAGCATGTACACCCAGCTACGGATGAACTTGCTCTTCCGGAAATCCCCGTGATCTGCGGCCAACCCCCAGAACGTATCGATGAAGGCCAGCGACAGGATCACCACCAAGAAATTCTCGATCGGCAACACGAAGTCCATCGCCGTGACAACGGCGGCTATGGCGATGGACTTTAACCAGTTCGCTAGGTCGGATATGTAGAAGAGGTAACGGTACATGATTCTATAGTTCTAAAATTTAGAATGTTTTATTAAACGTTTGAAGTAAAGCAGACAAAGCGGGTCTGTATGTAATACCGTCGTTTGCATCTAACGTACCGTCATGGAACGCGACAACAAGAACTGTCTCTAGAAGTAATGTGGATTCGGGTCTGGAAA